TGCGCCAGTTGACCCCTGCGCCGTTGGAGGGGGCCGATTCGTAGAGGAAGGGCTGGACCTTCTCGACGGGGATTTCCTCCCCGTTGAGGGTCCACTTGTCCTCGCCCTTGGCCCCGTTGACCACGGGGAAGTAGCGCAGGTACAGCTTCCCCTTGTTCTCGATGAGGAAGCGGTTGACGGCGGTTCCCCACGGCAGGGGGTCCGCGACGAAGGACCGGGAACCCCCGTCCTTCTGGAGCTTGTTGTTGACGATGGACTCGTAGCTTCCGCCGAGGAACACATTTCGGCGGGTGGTTCTGGTGACGCCGATGTAGGGATTCCCGGTTTTGCGCATCTTGGGTTCCGTCACGGTGACCATGCCGACCGGGAAAGCCCCGACCTTGCTGGATAGCAGGGCCGCGAAGTCTTCGCGCTTGATGATCTGCATGGCTATCTCCTTCTCGTCGCACTTGCGACACCTAACCATGTGTGCGGCGGGGAAACTGTCAACACGGAGTCTGCCGTTGACAAAGGGCGCATAAGGCACATAGTTGTTTGGACGGCTTGCTTAGGGGAGCCGGGACAAAAAGGACGGGCCCGGTTTCCCGGACCCGCCCCGCTTGTCTCGTTACTGCGCGGCTTCCTCCTTCTTCACCTTGCGAAGCTCCACGCGGGACCGCTCGGCGGCGATGACGGCCTCCGTCGCGTCGAAGGCCAGCTTCACGTCCTCCGTGAGTCCGAACATCACGGACAGGGCGCGGGCGTCCTCCGTCTCGCGCTTGGCACGGGCCAGCACGAGCCCCGCCTTGCGGAGCATGGTGTTGGGGTCGCCCTGCTCGGCCTCCAGCTTGGCCTCCAGCTTCTTGATGCTGGCCAGCAGGGACGCGCCCACGGCGGCGACGGCCTCCGACACGCTCTTGGCGGCGCGGCGGTGCATCAGGCCGTCCGCTTCCCCATCCACGGGGGTCACGTTGAACGTGACGGCGGGAAGGCCCTTCTCCGCCAGATCCCCGTTGATCTTGACGAAGGCCAGTTCCACGACGGGCATGAACCCGCGCTTCACCATGTAGACGGACTGGGTGAACTGCGCGGCCACGCGGGCGAGGTGCTTGTAGATGATGCTGTAGGTCTGGAAGTGGCTGTTGTCGCCCTTCTTGCCGCTGGCGTGAACGTCGTAGTCCACCAGCGAGTATCCGCCGCCGTTCGTCGTGTTGCTCATGGCTTCTTCTCCTTCTCGTCGCACTTGCGACACCTAACCATGTGCGTATTCGTGAAACTGTCAACAAGGTTCCGCGCCGTTGACAGTCTCCCCGCCAACCACATAGTTAGGCATGAGGATGCGGTCAAGTACCTAGCCCTTCCGCGTGGTGGCCTGTCGCCACCGTGCGGAGCCCGCCCACCCCGCTCCCGGGGACTGATGCGCGGGTCGGGCCAAACGGAAACGGTCGCGGAAGCGACCGGAGGGAGGCCGAACCCGGCAGACGGGGCCGACGGGTAGGCTAGAAATGGGAAGGCCCCCGGCGGGTGGTCGGTGAGAGGTGCCGACGCCCGCCTGGATTTTTTGCTGGCGGGGCTGGTTCGGCGGTCCAAATAACTATGTGTGCTGGCGGTGTTCTGTCAACGCGTCAAAACGTTGCCGACCATGTAGGCGTCCAGATCCTCGATGGCCACGACGCGCACCCAAGCGCGACCCGTGCCCTTGCGGGCTTCCGGCCTTAATCGCCGTGCAATTTCGACGGCATCCTTCTTCTTCCGCCACCGCTTCATTTGACGTGGGTTGTCGGTCCACAGCCTCGCACTAGGGGACGGTACCCTGTCTTCCCAAGCCTTAGCACAGGCTGGGGTCATGCCGTTCCACTCGTTGACGATCCACTCTTCCCGCTTGAGCAGGATCACGAACACTCGATCACCCTGATGTCGTCTCGGCCACGCGCCTGCAACTGGAGGGCGACGGCGACCCTCTGCGCCTCCTCGAAGGTTTCGTACCGGGTGGCGAGGTACGGACGAGCAGACCATTCGCCGCCGCTGTACCACGTAGTCCACCACGACTTGGTCGGCGTGATGTGGCGGTCTTCGTGTTCGTTCTGGATGATCCACATGGCTTCTTCGTTGTCGGGTGCCCCTGCTACGCGGCCCTCCAAGCCAAGCGCGACCAAGGCCCAAGGAGGATCACTGCCGCCTTATCCGCGAACGCACGGCGACGACAGCCGATTTTTCCCTGCCTCTTGCGGCGTTCAACCCGCTACCCACAGGGCACCGCGTAGCGGAGGCACCCGCTACACCTAACTATGTTTCTGGCTTCTGTTTTGTCAACTGCACAGTATGCAGTTCAGACGCGGGGCTCCCGCACCATCCGGGTCAGTACCGCCGTCCGCGACTGCTTCCGGCAGAACACGCAGACCCAGCCGTGGAGCATCATGCCCTTCTGGGCGGCGGGCTGGTGGACGCCGACCGCCGTGTGACAGCAATGCAGGGGATGCTCGCGGACGCACTTGCCGAACCCGCACTCGGGTTCCTGTTTTGGCTGCGCTTCGTCGGTCATGTTCCTCATTGTAGGGGGGCCCGGCAGGGAGTAAACCCCACCGGGCCCCAGAGAGGGAGGAAAGGACTAGAGGGAGCGGGCGACGAACGCCCGGACGTGCTTGCAGGACTTGTTGACGCCCTCAGCCCCGCTGAACTTCCACGCGGGGCACCCGCAGTAGATCCGCCCGTCCTTGCCCATGCGGATCTCGTACTGCTTCGCGGGGTTGGAGGTGGAGGTCACGAACCCCAGCCTCACCGGATTGAACCCCTTGTCGAGCATCTTCTATCTCCTTACCTGTCATATTATGTTACTGGTTTTCGTTTTGTCAACTACGATTCGTTGGTTGACAAAACAAGTTTGCCGCACATAATATAGAGCAGAGGAACTGGTTGATGCGGTGTAAGAACAGCGTCCTTGTCTCGACCCGTGTTCGGGCCGGGGAGTCCAAGGAGTACATCAAGGAGTACCGGACTCCGCTCCACCCCGAGAGCTACCCGCTCCCTGAGCCCAAGGAGGGCGAACGGGTGGAGGAGTGCGGCGGCCAGATCGGCGTCTTCATCCGTAGCGAGGCCAGCGGTTGTTGCTGTTCCGGTGGTTCCGTCGAGGTTGAGGCGGTTTGCAAACGGTGCGGCTGCCAGAGCTACCCGGAGCTTCTGGAGTTCCGGGGCGATGCCGAGGCCATGCTGACGGCCTACGTCTCCGCTATGACCGACGAGGAGTATCTGCGCCGGGTGGAGACGCACAAGGCCACGCAGACGCCAAGTACGCGGCGTGGCAGAAGTGGCGGGTGAACAAGTGATCGACGTGGTGGCGGTGACCCTGAACAAGCAGGGCGGCGTGACGTGGGTGTTGTCGGCCTATGTGCCGGATGACAACAAGCCGAAGACGTACAGTTTGACGAAGACGCGCTACTACCCCGAGCAGAAGCGGGTTCCCACCATTCCCGTGAGCAAGATCGGGATGAGCGAGTACCGAACGGACCCGGTGGCGCTGGCTCAATGGGAGCTTCCGGGTAAATACAACAAGGCCGCGCTGCGGTTCCAGTCGGACGAGGATCTGGCGCGGATGCCCATGCTCAAGACGCCGCCGGGTACAGTGACGTTCATGGACACTCCGGACTACGAGGCGTGGCTGGTGATGCTGGCGATGGCGGACTGGATATGACCGTGCCTAACCAGTCGTTGCCCGCCCGGATGCTGCGCGGGTGGATCATCGGATGGCTTCAGGATGCCAGCGGAAGTCTCCGGTGGTTTTGGTGGAACGGGACTCATTGGGACAGCCTTGAGCGGGCCAAAGGTTATCGTGACAAGGACGAGGCCGACGTGGTGGCCGTGGGCTTGAGGCTGTCCACGGACCACGGGGAGATTCGAGTTCAATGACCGACATCTACGAGCTGTGGGTCCACTATAGCGAGGCTGGCGGCATCCGCACGCGAACCCCGCACGCCACGGATACCAGCCGCGTGGTCTACGAAACCTTGGTGTTCCAGAGCAGGGAGGACGCGGAGGCCCATCTGGTGGGTGTGGTGCTGGCTAATCCGTGGATGGCCGACTACAAGTTTGCCCCGGCGAAGATCAAGGATCTGCCGGATGTCATGCGGCGGCTGGCTGTTAATCATGCCGTCCAGCGGCGGTGGATTACCGCATGAGCCGCTGGTGGATCTGGGACGAGCTTACGGGTATCGCGCTTGGAAGGCGCGACCCTAACTGGGGTGGAGGCTTCTCCAAGGTTGATCCGTTCACGGACAAGCAGGATGCCGTGCGGAGTTCCAAGGCCATCGGGGATGGCGGTCTTCGGGTCGTGACGCAGGAGGAGCTGGACCGTATCATGATCCAGCAGGAGCTTGAGGGCAAGGATGCCGACTAGCCAGTTCCTCATCGGACTTGCCGAACGTTACGAAGGATACACGCGGGCCGCCTTCTGGTGGACGGGCTGCAAGTGGGGCGACTATGTGCTGGCCAAATCTTACGAAACCCGCGAGGAGGCGGATCGTGACGCGGTGACCCTTCAACTCCAAACCGATCAGAAGGTGTTCGTGATCCCGTGAGCGTGTGGGCGGTGTACCGATTCCGCATAGGCCCGCGAGGCCCCGAGTTCGCGCTGCTGACCCCGGACATGGCGTGGAACTTCTCCATGACTTCCGAGGGCGTGGCGAAGTACGCCAGCAAGGAGGACGCCGAGGCCGCCGCCGTGGCTGCCGCGTTCTTCACCGAGCCCGGCGACACGATCCAAGCCGTTGACCTTTCGGGGTGGAGTCTGGCTTCCGGTCACATGTTGACAAATACTAAACCAAAGACATAATGGAGCATGCAGCGTTACCTGCTGTTCTAATGACGCCGATCATCAAGGTGGGCCAAGTCTGGCTGGATCAAGACCCGCGTGAGCAGGGGCGCACGTTCACGATCATGGAGGTCCGCAAGGACGGCAAGGTGATCGTCGAGACGAATACCGGGCGGCAGGCGACCATCAAGCTTGAGCGGTTTCGGCGGGGCGGCATCCGGGGCTACAAGCTGGTGACGCCGTGAGTCACCTTCAACTGGGCAACCCCAAGTTCGGATTGCCGGACGGGTTTTTCTACCGGAGCTACGAGCCGCGCTTCACCGTGGAGCTTCGCCACATCGAGCCCGTCATTCCGTGCGGCAAGTGTGCCGATACGATGCGCGTGTTCGTGGCGGTGTTCCGACACGACTCCCCCCTCGCGGATATCTTCTGCCTGAAGTGCTGGCCGGATGCGACCAAGGATCTTCCCGACACGAAGGATCTTCGGCAGTTCAACGAAGGCGCGATGCAGTACGGGGTCCGGCACGCCATCGAGGGTTGAGCCGTGTATATCGTCGACATCTACGGCGGCATCCGATGCGACACGCCGGAAGAGGTGGTGGCCTTGGTGGGTCTGTACGTGTCCCAGCAAAGGAAGCAGAACGACAAGGACTGGCGGTGGCCCATGCACCAGCCGTTCTTCGTGGAGGGTTCGTGACCGGGGCCTACACGTTCAAGCGGTTCGTTCCGCCGGAAGGCGACGATCATTGGTCTACGCCGCCGGGGCATTGGTGCGGGTGGAACGGCGGGGAGATCATCAAGGTTGGACAGCCGCCGATCCCGAGGCTGTTCGTCCTGCTGACGTGCCCGGTGTGCAAGAAGTGGGCGACCCTGCCGCACGACATCGACGCGCAGGGCCGGGTGCATCCGTCCGTGGTCTGCCCGCATCCGCCGTGCCCGATGCACCTGATGCCCGTGACCTTGGAGGGCTGGGACTTCGGACCCAGATCCGGACATGACTAAGTGGTATGTGATTGGCGTTTACAACCACGACTTGTTCGTGGTCACGACGTACGGCGTTTCTAGCGTGCCGATGCTTCATCACAAAAAGAAGATCAAGGAGTTCAAAACCCGGCGTGGTGCCCTTCGTGCAGCGGCCAAGCTTTTGGAGAGGGGCTGGCTCAGTAATACCGGGGCGCTGACCGTCGAGGAGTACGAGCGCAAGCTGATCGAGCGCGACCTGCTGTTGACAAATCTCCGTTCGCAGACATAATAACGTAGTGGCAAAGAAGCGGCGCTGGGCCGTGTGCGGCACGTCTATGGACTCCGCAGGTAGTATCGTCAAGTGCTACCGGGGGTACCGTTCCCGCTGGACGCTGGACGTTGCCGACGTTCGCTTCTTCGACAGTCGGGCCGAGGCCGAGCGGTTCTTCGACCACTCCCAATGGGTGGTGGTCCCGGAATCGGAAGTGCTGATCCACCTGACGACGAGGGTGTTGACGGATGTGGATGATCCGTAGCTGTCTGGGCAATCCGCTACGCCACCAAGTCACCAAGTACGACGGGGGCGTTGGGTTGCTGCATCCAATGCTGTTCAGTTCCAAGGCGGATGCGGAAGCCAAGATGGTGGCCTTGGTCATTAGCGGCCAAGCCAACCCCGGCGACTGGCACATCGTGGTCATACCCGAGGTCACCGAGCAGGTCTGCGTGCCGGATTGCGGAAGCTTTCAAAGTTGACAAAACGGAAGCCTGAGACATAATTGAATATGCCGTGGATCTTGAAGCATCCGACGAAGGCGGAAACCCTCGGCCACTCCAACTGGGAGAACGGACTGCATACTGTGCAGTTCAGTTCCAAGGAGGAGGCCGAGGCATGGCTGATCGGCCAGACGATCCGGTACGTGGACTGGCCGTGGGCCGTCATGGTCCCGGTGTTCTCGGCCAAGGAGTTCCGGCGGCTCAACCCGCCGTGTGATCTGGGGTGTACCCACAACGAGGCGTAAGGCCGGGTGGACCGGCCCAGAGGACCCTGTGCTGGAGGCTGTGCCGGAAACAAGGCGGCGGAACCCCGGTCCCTAAGATGGCGAAGTAGCCAGTATGTTCCGGCATGAAAGGCCGGAGGAGCACATCCTTGAATACCAAGGACTTGCGCGGCGGCTGTAATCCCTGGGCCGGTAGCCAGCATGGATGACCGTTGGGGGCTCCTGTCGGTCAAGGAGAGGCACGCCGCCCTGCTCCTGTTCGCGGAATACCGGAGGCTCAAGCAGCGGTCGCTGGAACGTCCGCCGTGGTGGACGCAGGATCAGCTTTCCCGGCGCAAGTGGGCCAACCATCTGCGGGATGTCCGAGCCCGGATGCAGAAGCTTGTGGGCCGGGAATTCGCCCAGAGGTACAAGGAGTGGGCGGTGATGGAGGCGTTTGTCCGGCGATGAGGGAGCCGTCGTGGTACCTGTCTGAGTCGACCCGGCCCTTCGAGATGGGACGTTCGTGAGCAATCGGTGGGCGTTGGTCAGCAGCAATATGTCGACCCATCCGTTCCGGGCGAAGCCGCTGAGCGTTGGTAGCCACCCGTCTTGGGTCAACGACTGGCGGCATATCATGTGGTTCGATTCTCCGCTGGATGCCGAGGCCGCCCGGCGAAACGACGAGCGGGTGGTGGACGAGGACGAGGCCCGGGAGATCGCCGTGATCCTTGCGTTGACGGGCAAGCCGGAATCTTTCCGGCACGAGTTGACATAGCTGCCGGGATCCACATAGTAGATTGGACGGCGCAGGCCGCCAGCCCGAGACCAAAAGGAAGACCCTGGATTTCTCCCGGGCCGTCCTTCCGGCATTACTTCCCGGCCGCCTCCTCCAGCCGGGACCGGATCGCGTGGGCAATCTCCTCGGCGGCCCGCTGAATCCGGCCGAGGGATTTCTCCAGAAGGCCCATGTCCCCCGCCGACCAGCCCGCGATGTAGGCGAAGCTGTAGGCATCCGTGGGAATCCCGAAGTCCGCCAGCGCAAGGAAGGCGGCGGCTTCCGCCTCGGTTTCCTTCACTTCGCGGGACAGCCGGGAACCCTCGGGGGAAGTGTGCAGGATCCAATGGGCGCATTCGTGCGCCATGGTCTTGGCCTTCTGCATGGTGCTGAGTTCCGCCCGGAGGCGGATCTGCTTTTCGGCGGGGGAGTAGTCGCCGTTGCGCTCGTCGGGGAATTCCCCGAAGGAGGGCAGGACCGTCAGGCCGCCGTGCTGGGCGAAGTCAACCATGGCCCCCAGCAGTTCGCCGCCCTGCTCCCCCGTGAGTTCCTTGGGCATCGGGATTTCCGGCAGGGGCTTCCCGTCCGTCTGCTTCACGTCGAAGACGTAGACGGCACGGAACCCGACCAGGGATTCCTTCTTCTCCCCGGTCAGGGAATCCGCCTTCTTGACGAACATGGGCGCGAGGATGGCGATGCCCTTCTCGCCCTTCTTGACGTAGCGGCCCTGATCCTTCCACGCGTTGAACCCGGCGACCAGGGTGGCGTCCCGCCGCTGGGACCAGATGAGAAGCCTGTTGTAAAGGCTGTAGTTGTGGAAGCGGGCCGCCGACTTCAGGTAATCCTGAAACGATTGGGAGTCCGAGATGGCCTTGATCCCGGCGCGGAGGGCTTCGAGCGCGTTGTTGTTCATCATGCCCTACTGTGTGCGCGGCGCGGGAAGTGTCAACCAAGGTTGGATGCGTTGACAGGCGGCGCGGCACGCACATAGTTATTTGGATGACTTGGAGGCCCCCGCCTGCCTGACCGTCCAAAGTACCATGTGGCCGTCGAGCAACTTGTCAACCGATACGCAACGTTGACACGCCGCCCCCGGCGCACATAGTCCTTCGTGATGAAGGAGATGACCATGACGATCCTGCCTCTGATCACCGGGTCCAGCACGGCGACCTGCACGATCTGCGACAGCCACGCGGAGCGGGCGGTGGTGACCCCGGACGCCTTCGAGGCCCTGTGCCTGACCTGCGCCAAGAGCGCGGCGGCTTTCGTGGCCGAGGGTCTGACGGACTGGTTCAACGTGGCCGACCGCATCCGTTCCGAGATGGCCGCGCAGGACGAGGACGACGGGGAGGAGGGGATGCCCGACCTCGACGAGAGCATGGACGGCGACCACGCCTCCGGCCTCGCCAGCGCGGGGCTGGGGACGGACGAGGACTACAACGGCTGGGGGGCCGCCGACTACGGGGACTAGGGAGGAGCCGGGACACCTACCGCGACCCCCACTTCTAGGCCCCGGGCGGGGGCTACTGGGAAGCCCGGTAACCCCCCCCCCTTCCGGGCCCGTAAAAGGCCCGAAAAGGGGGTTTACCGTAAGGGGGTAAAAGGCCCAAAAAGGGCCAAAAAGGGGGGTTTACCGTACTGCGGTAGCATAGGGGAAAGGGGGTCCGGGAAAGGGTCGCTAGACAAGAATTATCCACGGGACTTTTTCAAACGCATTGACAAAAAGAGATTTGTCGGATAGACTGGCGCTTGCCTATGTGGGTGATCGAGTACGCCGCGCAGTACGCCCGGAGCCGTCCGTCGTTCATTTCCGCGACGGCTTGCACCGCCTCCTCTGACCGGCTGTTCGCCCTCGCGCTGGACAGGGCCGCGAAGTTCGAGACGAGCCGGGAAGCCTACGAGTTCCTGACCGGGTTCGTCCTGCAGACCGGCATGCCCGCCGATTACGCCCGCGTGGTGGAGGTCTGACCGTCATGCCCAAGGCAAGAACCGGGTACGTGGTCGTGGCCGTTTGTTACGGCCGCAGCTCTGTTCGATGCGGGGACGGCTGGGGTTATGACGCGGAGCCCTTTGTGTACTGTTCCCGGCCGGAAGCCGTGAAGGCCCTGCACCAGTTCAAGAGCCAGCGCTCCCCGCAAAGCCCGGTGAAGTTTTCGGTCATGGCCCTGCGGGAGTGGGACCGCCTGCGGATCCAGCAGCTGATCTCCTCGTGATGTGGATCATCACGATCTGGCACCGCCACGGGCCCCTGTACTATCGAGCACCGTCGAAGACCTGCTGCCTGCTGCAGAAGAACGCCACGAGATTCAGGAGCCTGGAGACCGCCAAGAGAAGGGCCGTTGGACTGGTCTTCGAGCATGACCTGAAACCGGAGCGGGTAAAGGTGACCAAGCTCAGAAAACGCTGAATCCTCCCCGGCACTTTTCAAAACTCATTGACAAAAATAGGCTTGGCGTTATACTAGACCCGCATGAAACCTGTGAAGATCTTCTACGTGGTCACGTGGGGCGGCACGAAGCCGGACAACGGCCAGATCTGCGGGACGACCCGGTCCCACAAGAAGGCCGTGGCCATGGCGGACGAGTGCGACAAGCGGCCGGGATCCGGGAAGAGGCACCGGATCTTCTCGTGCCATGAGGTGAACCGGCATCCTCCGAAGGGGTTCAAGAAGTGAGCCTCGACGATCTGATTCAGGATGAAGGCGAGCCTCCTACGCTGTGCGACGCGTGCTTCGCGAAGCTTGATGGCGAGATGCCGACCGTCGTAGGGTGGAAGATGCTGGTGTTCACCTGCAAGATCTGCAAGCTTGACTTCTGCGCTCATCTGGAAGGACCGTTCGGCGGAACCGTGTGTGTCGGTTGCACCATTCCAAGTGGAGACAAGGCATGACTCCGTACACCCACGTCCTGTACCACGGCGGCGGATGCCCTGACGGCTTCGGCGCGGCCTTTGCCGCGTGGAAGAAGCTGGGGGACTCCGCGCAGTACATCGGGCTTCATCCGTCGGATCCGGCCCCGGAGCTTCCGGCGGACGCCGAGGTCGTGATGTTGGACATGTCGTTCCCCCGGGAGAAGTTCTTGGCTTTCCGGCAGACGGTCAAGAGCGTCAAGGTTCTGGATCACCACGTCACCGGGCGGGACGGGATCGGGGATCTGCCCGACACCCACTTCGACACGGACCATTCCGGGGCCTACCTGTCGTGGGCGCACTTCCACGGCGAGCCGGTTCCTAACTTCATTCGGCACATCGAGGACCGGGACCTGTGGCGGTTCAAGATGCCGTACACCCGGGAAATCGGGGCGGCGCTTATGTCCTACCCGCAGCGCTTCGACCTGTGGGAGCAGCTCATGACCATGGGGATGGAGAAGCTGGCCCTCGACGGCGGGGTCATCCTCCGGTTCCAGTCCCAGCTGGTGGACCGGATCTGCGCGAACGCCGAGGTGAAGGAGTTCCAGGGCCACAAGGTCCCCGTGGTCAACACCTGCAACATGTCCAGCGAGGTGGGGGACCGGCTTTGTCAGCTGCACCCGACCGCCCCGTTCGCGGTAACATGGTTCGCCAAGCCCGGGATGCTGTGCTACGGCCTGCGTTCCCCGGGCCGGTTCAACGTGGCGGAGCTGGCCAAGAAGAACGGCGGTGGCGGGCATGCCAACGCCGCCGGGTTTATCGAGCGTTTCTAGGAGATAAGTGTGGGTTGGATCGGCGTGGATCTGGATGGGACGTTGGCGCACTACGAGGGCTGGAAGGGGATGGAGAACATCGGGGATCCTATCCCTGCCATGGAGATCCGGGTCCACGAGTGGTTGAATGCGGGGAAGGAAGTCCGGATCTTCACCGCCCGGGCCAGCGTCCCGGAGCAGATCCCATTCGTCCGGGCGTGGCTGGAGAAGCACTTCGGGGAGAAGGCCGCCTCCATCGGGATCACCAACGTGAAGGACTTCGGGATGCTGGAGCTTTACGACGACCGGGCGGTGCAGGTGGAGATGAACACCGGCCGCCTGATCGGGGAGTCTCGACTCGGTGCGTAGCTACAGGGTTCACTTCGCGGACGGCCGCGAAACTTTTTGCCGTAGGCCAAAGACCAGGTCTACGACCCGTGATGTGCAGCAGGTGACTTGCGGCTTGTGCTTGCGGTCGCTCAGGATGCTTGGGGTAATCAAATGACGAGAGAAGAGTTCATGGCGCGGGTGGCTCACCAGTGCTGGGTGTCTTATCAGATGGCCGCCGGGCAGGCATACAACGTGGAGCCGACGGAGGCCCAGCTCAAGAGCCAGATGGACGGGGTCCGGTTCTTCCTCAAGAACCCCAACGCCACGTCGGAGCAGAACCACGAGAACTGGATGAAGTGCAGGCTGGCTGACGGCTGGCGCTTCGGCCCGGTCAAGGACGAGGCCAGGAAGGAGCACCCGGATCTCGTGCCCTACGACAAGCTGCCGGAGGTGGAGCGGGCCAAGGACGACATGGATCTGGCGGCCCGGCGCTTTGCCTTGAGCATGTGGATCTGGCTTCACCCCGAGGAGATGATCCCGACCCTGATGAAGTCGGTGGAACGTCTCGAAGCCAAGGTGAACCAGCTGGGGTCGTATCCCCCGCCTAAGCGTTGAACTGCACAGTGTGCAGTCGGACTACCGGGGCTTGCCCCACTTCTTCTCGTACTCGAAGTCGCGGGCAGCCCGGTCCACGTCCTTGTTGATCTGCTGCTGGGCCATGGGAGCCTTGTCGGCCACGACAGGCTCCAGCCCGAAACCAGCGGCCCGCATGAAGCGGTTGGTGTCGAACCGGGGGTTGTCCGACTTGAAGAGCTGGACGAGACCCTTGGCGATCTGGTCCTTGTTCTCGCTGTCCCGGAGGATCTGGGCGATGGCCACGTAGTACTTGCGGGACAGCTCTTCGGCGACGGCGTTGCCGCCTTCAGGCTGGCCGACGCTTTCGCCCATCTCGGCGTTCTTGATGGCCTTGCTGGCGGCCCGGCTGGGGGACACACCGTCTTCGTACCAGTCGTTGTACGGGACGTCGGGAAGATCGTCGGAGTCCATGCCGGAGATCCGCTTGATCTCGGCCTTGACCTTGGTCATCCACGACTCGAAGCTGCCGCCCTCGGTGGCAGGGGCGCAGGAGCACTGCTCCATGAGCTGCTGCATGAGCTTGCGGATGTCGGCCATGGTTCCTCCCTCTTCCTACGACGCTGAACTATACCCGGCAGTCGGTGGCGATACAATAGGCGGCGGGGGAGACGAGATGGAAGACGAGGAACGGTTCAAGAGGCGTGTTGCGTGGATCGCCATCTTCACGATCATCGGCGTCATGGCGGTGCTGGCTCGTTGTTGACAAAAACGATCCGCATGGTATGATAGGTACCGTGTGGCTGGTGGTCTGGACCGGAACTTCGCGTCGGACTCCTAGGGAGTACGAGGTTCCCAAGCTTCGCGGCTTTCATCCCATCGAAGGCGGCAATGGGAAACCTCTCAGGTTCGAGTCCGTCGATGACGCCAAGGCTTTTATGGTGAGCCTTGTGTTTACCGAGGGGTACTCACAGTCGTACGTCGATGAGCTGACCATCATGGACGAGAAGGAAGCTGCCAAGCTTCTGGCGGGATCGTGAAGACCGAGGTGGTGGTCTCGTGGAATCCGCCGCAGGAGCTGCTCGTGGCAGTGAGCCTTGCCTCCGGTCACGAGCTGAAGACGTGGGAGCACATCTACGAGGACGAGGCGATGGCGCGTGATGCCGCCACGCGGGCCACGGCGACTCTTGGGCTCATCTTCAAGGAGTACGGGTTCGATCCGGATCTGGTCAAGATCGACGTCAAGGTCTTCAAGTATGACTGACGGCTTCGTGCTCGTGGGCGTCTTGAAGGGTGCGGATGCAGGCTGGCACCACCGATACTTGGTGTGGTCCGGCATCGCGTGGACGTGGTCGACCAGTCGTGAGCCGAAGGTTTTTCCCACTGAAGTCGAAGCGGAGGCCGCTTTGAGGGAAAGGAAGCCCGCGTTCATGAACATCTACAAAAGCGTAAGACGGCTGAAGATCTGGCCTGCGGAGAAGTGGGAGGCCCATCGGGTGATGTACAAGCTTAGCGATGGGAGGTTCTGACCGTGCCGAGAGATCTGGTAACCGCTGGAAGCTACGTGTGGCTGGAAACCCTCCGTTACTCTTGAACAGGGGCTGGAATGGACTATCCGTGGACGGTCTTGAGGGTGGCCCGGGATCAAGGCGAGGGATCGGCCTCCTCGACGGGTCCGTGGACGGTGGCGTGGAAGTGGAGCCTTACGGACACCGTCCTAGTCCTGTCGCCACGGATCCTGCAGCACCTTGCGTCTTCCAAGTCGGATAGCAGCATCGGACTTCGGATGGATGCGCAGCAAGAAGAGGTGATGTGGATCAAAGTTGCGGCATCGGCTCACAGGGTCAAGGACGACATCAACCAGCGTGTCAAATACGACACGCGGCCTCCCGAGTTCGAGTGCCGGGTGCTGACCAAGGAGGAGCTTGACCGATGGAAGATCGAGACGGAAATGGCGCGGATCGCTTCCGAGTCGGGGAATACGGGCTGAGGGTTCCGCCTCGCGCCATCGGATTCAAGAAGGGCTGGCTCGGTCGTGACGGCAAGAACGCCGTGGTGATCGAGGACTTCGAGCTTGCCCTGCAGGCCGATGCCGTGGTCCGGTTTCCCAGCAAGGAAGACGCCATGAACTTCCTCATCGGACGGTGTCTTGCGGCCGATGGTTGGATCGACGTGGTTCACGTCCTGAAGTGTAGGAAGCTGCCTAAGTCCCTGTTGACAAAACTTAATCCGAAGACATAATATTACATGGTGATGGACGCCGCCTCTCGACAGCTGCTGGTGGATCTGAGGTCGACGCTGACCGCTGACGGCATGTCGGCCGCCGCCAAGAACGCCAAGGCGGTCGCCCTCATCGACCGGTTCGTAGGCATCGTGCCGAAGAAGTTCCTCGCCGGGGCCTACGGGCGCGGCAGCTTCATGCTGGTGGGCAGATCCACGAAGTGGACGAAGTTCGAGGACGCCGCGCTTCGTTTCGACACGCGTGAAGAGGCGTGGCGCGTGCTGGAGGGTCGGATGGCCCGCTGGCAGACGGCGCGGCTGTGGACGAAGCTCGTGATGGACGACGAAGAGTTCATGGCGTTCAAGGTGATGCAAGCGATCCGATAGGGCAAGCACAGTCGACGCTTTGTAAGGGAACACAGGATGCACTACTACCTGATCGCCACCGACGGTGCGGCTATTTACTCGCTCAGCAAGGTTCCCACCAATGACGACAAGCGCCCGAGGTTCGCGTGGGGCATCGACGGTGCCGTGCGGTTCTCGTGCATCGAGCACGCACACGAAGCGTTTCGGATCGTTCGCGGCTATCGATCCGAGTTCAGCGTGACTCGTCAGAACGGGTACAGCACGTACGAGCTGTTGGACGACATCCGAAGTGTCCGGTACGAAGAGGCTCGTAATCTGATGATCGCTCAAGTCCTTTCTTCTTGACAAAACGAAGGATTTGGACATACTAAGTCCATGTGGAACTACCGGATCCTGAGACATTCTGATCAGGGGCATACGTGGTTCTCCGTCCACGAGGTGTACTACGACGACAAGAATCGGGCGTGGGGCTACACGCAGGAACCTGTGGCCGCGAAGGCCGAAACCAAGGACGAGACCATCGCCTGTCTGCGCATGATGCTCAAGGACTGCTTGTTCTCCCCGGCGTTGGACGCCAAGAAGATTCCGGAGAAGGGTGCGGTAGCGCCCGGAGCATCCATCGTGAAGAAGCCCAAGAAGCGCAAGTCCAAGTGACGGCCCCACCACGGCGAATGGACGCCGTGACACGGGGCCGCCCGAGGAGGGCTTGTGCGAGATCACGGAGTCCGTCGCCGCAACCGGTACCTGAAGATGATGCGGCGGCTGAAGTCGGACTGGAACCAGCATTACACGGACCTGAACTGCGAGTGCCGGACCAACCCCATCGTGAAGTCGTTCTTTGCGGACAATCCGAAGCGGTGCTCCTGCTGGAGCTGCGGAAACCGGCGGCGTCACGGCAAGGGCGATGAAAGGCTGACGATGCAGGAGCGGCGGGCAGACGATTGGAAGGAGTGACGTGTACATCAACTCGGATGAAGTGACGGACGTGAAGTGGGTCAAGAACGTGGCCGGATGGTCCTGTTCGGACTGCCGCCTCAAGTTCGGCCCCAACGAGAACATCATCGAGGTGCAGACCGTCACCCAGATGGCCAGAACCGTGATCAAGCACAGGCTGTGCCTGCCGTGCGGCGAGGTGGCCATGACCAACGCGCTGGATCACCTGCAGGCCGTGGCCCGGAAGGCCAAGGAGGTGGTGGACGTGGTGAAGGACATGATGGCCAAGTGCAAGCTCAGCGTCCGTCGGCGCGAGCACGTGTTCATCGGCCGCAAGCTTCAGGTGGACCGATGAGGGACGAAACGCTGGTCGTGTCCGGAAGGCTGACTGGTCGCTGGCGGATCCAGTGCGGCGTCTGCGGCACCCAGCACATGCAGCGCAGGGCCATCGCCCGCTGTGCCGAGAGGTTTGCGCACGTGACGCTCGGCAACGATGTACGCCTTTCGCTTCCCAGATCCGCACGACCGACCAAGTACGAGGCTCTCAAGAAAGGGCTTAGCGACGAATTGGAACGGACTGATCCCGAGACTCTGGACGAGTTTGAGATGCCGGTGGAGGTTTACGCCCGTGCCGAGACTCGGGAAGAGGCCGCCGCTCTCGTGCTTGAAGAGTTCGGCAAGTACGTCGCTACCACGCTGGCCCAGTACAAGGCGGCGTTGGCCTCTGACGAAGAACTGTGCCGCAAGATCCTTGCGTCCCCGAACAGGAAGCTTGGTACCGCATCTCTGAAGAAGCAGAAGTGGGGGCACAACACCACCCTCATCGATGGGGTGGAGATGGAGACTAACGACGTACTGGCTTATTTCCTGTCCAAGACCCCGGACTGCGACGCCAAGGAGAAGATCAGGAAGAACAGCTACGCGTACGACTTCGTCTATCTGGATCCCGACGAGGACATCGCCGTGCTGAAGAGTTCCGCCGGAGACGGTCCGTTCGTCGGGTTTCGACCCATCAACGGGGTAATGACGGTCAAGGTGGGCATGTCCCGCGAAGACGCCAAGAAGGAGTCTCAGCCGTGACGTTCGTCGACATTCGCGAGGTCAAGCCGTCCGAGGTGCGGGGTCTTACGTCTGTCGGGTGGGTGATCATGAGTCACCATCTGGCGTCCGTCCCGCAATCCATGAACAAGCAGTACATGTACCAGTCGTCTCCCGGTGCCTATCCTAGCTCTCACTCCTATGCAGAGGATGGGGTGGTTTCCGAGTTTCGCGTGGTAGTTGGCCTTCCGAAAGAGGTTGCCGTCGAAGAATCCGCGAAGAAGCTCGTCGAGTACGAGGCGGTCATCATGAAGCTGAAGGATGATCTTGTCATCAAGGACGAGAACCTGACGGCCTTGACAGGTACGCTGGCTATCTCGAAGACCAAGATGGAGGCGCTGGAGGGTCAAGTGCTGGCTTTTGGCGGCCTTCGGGATGCAGCCCTGAAGGAAAAGGCCGAAACGGCAAAGGAACTTGCCGCTCTTCGTGCCGGGATGGCGGCGTTGGTCACCAAGGTCGGCAACGCCTCGCTTCAGGATCTCCAGCAGGCGGATGCCGTGATGGCCGAGATCGAGAAGGCTGCTCAGGACAATCCGACCAAATGAGCGACGTGAAGATCACCAGAACGTGGGCGATGCCGTCGCGGCACACGTTCACCATCAAACCGGTCGCCAACATCATCAAGAAGTACTCGGCCGGTATCAAGTGGGTGGATCCGTTCTCCGGATGGAACAGCCCGGCCGCGTACACCAACGACCTGAATCCGCAGGCTCCAACCACCAGTCATGCCGACGCGCAGGACTTCATCAAGACGTTCAAGAGCATCGACGGCATGCTGTTTGACCCGCCGTACAGCCCACGCCAGATTGCGGAGTGCTACAAAGGGATGGGCCTGAAGGTCGGAATAAAGGAGACCCAGAACGCCACCCTCTACGCTCGTGTCAAGGACGAAGCAGCGCCGCGCATCAAGAAAGGTGGCGTGGTGATCTGCTGTGGTTGGAACTCCGGCGGAATGGGGGAGAAGCGCGGCTTTGAGCTTCTAGAGATCTTGTTGGTGGCTCACGGTGGGGCGCACAACGACACCATCGTCACGGTGGAAACCAAGGTATGACCAAGCTTGAAATGTAATGCGGCATGGACGTGGTCTGGTTCGAGCTTTCTGAGCGGCAGACCACCTACCTGAACAACAGGCCTCCGTTGACCTAGTGGCATGCCTGATGTATCGTTGAGAGGATCGGGGGAACAGCATGGCCGATTTTGCCAAGTGGGACGCCGCCATTCAGGTTCCGGTTGAGCTGATCGAGGCCAACCCGTGGAACCCGAATGCCATGAGCGAGGAGATGTTCCAGAAGCTCCTCGCGGAGATCCAGACCACCGGGTTCGACGAGCCCATCCTCGTGGTACCGCACCCCGAGAAGCCCGGCCGTTACCGGGTGGTCAACGGGGAGCACCGCTGGAAGGCCGTGCAGGTCCTTCAGTGGAAGACGGTTCCGGTGGTCGTGAAGGACCTTTCGGAACTGGACCAGAAGACCATGACCGTGCGGCGCAATCTGCTGCACGGAGATCTGGACCGCCTGAAGTTCACCGAGCTGGTCAACGACGTGATCAACAATCACGGGATGGCCGAGACCAAGGTGCATTCCGAGATGGGGTTCCTCGACGAGCAGGAGTTCGTCAAGCACCTCGTGACCCAGAAGGCCAAGGTTGCGCAGGACATGGCCGAGGACGCCAAGAAGTCCGCCAAGATGGTGGACAACCTTTCGTATCTGCTCAACGAGATCTTCACCCAGTTCGGCGACACGGTACCGCAGGGCTTCGTCTTCTTCATGCACAAGTCCAAAATGCACCTGATGGTGCAGATGGACAAGGAGATGGAGGAGCTTCTGGGGATGGTGGTCAACCACCTGAAGGCCACCGGGAAGGACATCAACGACTTCCTCGGGAAGGCGCTTAGCGCGGCCATGCTGTCCGCCGAGCCGCAGCCTCCTGCTGACGTGAAGTACTCCTGATGTCTACCGGGTTGGGAGCCGCCCGAATCAAATTCAGCCCTCCCGGAGCCGGGAAACAGGCCAAGTCCATCTGGGGCAACACCAACCGGTCTGCCGACGGCGGGTTCTGGGGCCGGGAACTCAAGCAGGGCGAGGGCATGGAGGACAGGCTTCACAACCTTGCTGTGGCCTTCGACGGGCTTCGGGAGTACTATTCGTACATCGGAATCGACAGGAACCAGACCATCCGGTCCGGGACCGGGGGTGGAGGCAACATCTTCAACGAGAACGCGTGGATGAGACTGGTCCGGGGGCTGGATCAACCCGGACTGGGCGAGTGCGCGGCGGCTCTTGCGGATGTGAAGGAGATGCTGGGAGCCTATCTGGCAACGGCTGGAGCTGCTGGCGGTATCAGCGGCATGAAGACCAGATACGCTGGGTTCCCGGTACAGGGAGGCGGAGGCAGATGAACATCAACGAAGCGACCATGTCCGTGAACATTGCGGGTGTTCCCCGGCCGTTCCGGATCATCACCAAGGAGCAGGGCAAGAAGGAGTACGGGGCCCCGTTCTACGAGCAGGTGGCCGGTACCCTCCGTGGTGTTGCCGACAAGATCCGCTCCTCCGCTTCTGACGCCCGGTCCGCACGGACCATGGTGAAGGAGACCTTCGAGAAGCTTGGTATGGAGCCGGTCCAGAAGGCGGGCTTCCTGACCCAGCTGATGCGGTACAAGGACGCCGCCGCGCTGGCGGACGCCCTCTACGACATCACCATCGACGGTCCCGACGGTCAGGCCTTCGTTGTCGGCGAGTCCGAGCTGAACGACCAGAAGTCCTCGTTCTCTGAGGCGTGGGACGCCCAGAGTGAGGACGAGCGGGCCAAGCACCTGTCCATGGCCGGGTACGACGGCGAAGAGCTGTCCGCCTACAAGAAGTTCACGTGGGACAACCTGCCTCCCGCTGTACGCAACCACGTCGAGGTGGTGATGGAGTCCTACAACCCCGGGGCGGCCGACATTCGTCTGCCGTTCCACGGGGACAACATCCCCAAGGCCGAGGTGGAGCCGGAGGCTGAAGAGCCCGCCCCCGAGGCCGAGGAAGAACCCGCCGAGGAGGAGCCTGCGGAAGAAGAACCGGCCGGTGACGTCGTCTTTGAGAACGCCATGACCGCCGTCAATTTCTTCCGCAAGATGTCGGGTATGACCGAGGCTGAGGAGCCGAAGGACGGAAAGGCTCCCGGCGTCATGGACGATCCGGAGGCGAAGGCCGACGCCGAGGCCGCCAGTGACGCGAATGCGTACAAGCCTGAGCCTGCCGATGCTCGCAGTAAGACCTCGGAAGATCCAGAACTTTTGGCGCTGCTGGCCAAGGCGGCTGCTGGAGACAACGACGCTGCCGGTAAGGTGGCGATGAAGTACCGGCCGCTGATCAAAAAGATGGCCGCTGATGCGGCGGCTATTGGGAATGCCTACAGCAAGAAAATGTCCAGCCCGGACAGGCAGTACGGTCGTCTTGACTCCGGGGACATGGAGGACCTTGCCAGCGACGGTTTGATGATCGCCGTCAACGTTGCCAAAAAATTCGATCCTGAGAAAGGGGTCAGGTTTTCGACGTTCTTGACGCGGAAGCTTCTCGACCTTAGAAACACGGCGCGTGGTCTGGTCGCCAAAAAAGTCGGAACAGTCAGCGGCGATGAAAAGGTCCCCTCCAAGAAGTTCGGGTCCGCAGGAGACGACTCCGGTAACCGACTGACCACGTTTTCAAAGGAGGACGTTGCGAAGGTCTTGGCCCAGCGGGCGCTTCTTCCCGACGCGTGCGTCAAGGCCATCGATGCGGCCGTTGATGCGCTTGCTGAACCCGTTCGGACGATGGTGCGTCTGGCTTTCGGGTTTGACCCTGCTTTGGCCCGAAAGATCAATCCCAATAAGGACCACTTGTCGTTCAGGGACATTGCTAATTATGTGGTCGACGCCAAGTTGGCACCTACTATGTCGCACGAGTATGTCCGCAAGCTCGTTTACGGGGCCATTTCCGATCTCGCCGTTGACAAAGTCATCAAGGGCTGCTGGCAGGACGTTAATCCTGCAGGCCCTGACGAGGCGGCGGCCAAGCGGTTCGACCCCGACTTCGATCTGGCTGGATTCCTCGGCGACGAGGATTACAACGCCCTCTTCGAGAGCGGCGAGTTCTTGGAGTACCCGTCGGACATGGTGGCCAAGAACATGGAAGCGCTCATGCTCGCCGAGGGCGTCAAGGTTCGTCGGAAAGGCAGGCGCATCCACGTTCCGGTCAACGAGTATGGCCGGGCCAAGAAGGCCTTCGAGAAGCATGGCCTGACGATCCCCAAGAAGATGGTCAGCAACGACGGGGAGACCGTCCGCAAGATGACCCGGTTCGCAGGTCTGTACGGAGCTTCGATCCTTGACACACCCCACTAGTCCGGGGCAGCAGCTACCGCTGCGCGGTGATCGTGAGGCCATCGACCAGCGTCGCGCTCTGGTCAAGGAGATGCTGGTTCGTGGCATGTCCACGATGGCCATCGCCAAGGCCATCGGCGTGCATCGGAACACCATCCTGAACGACTCCAAGGAGATCCGGCGCACCATGCGTCAGGGGATCAAGGAGATCGATCCGGTTCAGTCCATCGCCAACTCGGTGGAAATCTTCGACATGGTGGTCAAGGAGTCCATCGTCCAGTACCACAGTTCCGAGGGTAAGGCGGCCAAGGTCCAGTTTCTTCGCACGATCACCGAGACGGAGGCCACCAAGCTCAAGTTCCTGATGTCCACCGGCCTCCTTCCCAGCCACGGGCTGGAGAAGGTCATTGATGCCGAAGTCAGCACCGAGAAGACCAAGCACGTGGAAGGCAAGTTCCAGAAGGCCGGGCTTGGAGAGGTGCTAAAGAGCCCGGAATCCCGGCGCAAGATCTTGTCGGCTTTCCAGAAGTTCCTGACCATCGGCAAGCAGGAGGTTTTGGAGGCGGGAAAACGAGAGGAGGGTGTCAATGGCGGACAAAGTGGACCTTCAGGAGCTGATCCTGGAGCGGGAGAAGCTGAAGGGGGAACGCCTCCAGCTGCAGGAGGCGCTCCGTAAGATCCAGGACAACATGAGTCGGCTGACCCAGATGAAGGCCGACGCCGAGCAGGAGCTGCAGGTCGTAGCCCTTCAGCTGGTCAAGTACAACCAGCAGATCGTATCCCAGTGTACGGCCGAGATCGCTTCCGAGGGTCTGGACCTTCCCAAGGCGTCGGCCAAGCCCAAGAAGGAGGAGGCCAAATCCGGACTTGAGGAGGCCAGCGAGTTCCTTCCTTCCATGGAGGATTTCCGCAAGCTTGTGGACGCCAAGCCAAACAAGGACATCCAGATGGATGTGCAGGACCGGATGGTGGACAAGAGCCTGAACCAGATCATCGATATCGCCTCGTGGCCGGAACGCGAGGGCAAGATGCGCGGCGCTGGATGGCGGCAGGCCACGGCAGCTGGTGAACTTGTCCGGGATGACCGCGTCTGCGTGGCTCAGATGTCCAAGGACGGCAAGAAAGTGTCGGTGGTCGAGGGCCGGGTAACGGCCGTCGAAATGGACGGTGCTGTTAACGTAGACGTGGGCGGAAACGTAGTTGAGGTTGATACCAAGGGCGCAGCGAGTAAGATATACAAGCTGTCAACGTAGGATTTCTGGAGGGAGGCGGTCATGGGTCGCTTTGTCAAGACCATCGGCGAGTACAGGATCGACAACGCCGACAACAACACCACCGAATACCGGCGCGTTTTCAACGAGTCCGTGCAGATCACGGAGTACGTGGCCTTCAAGGTCAACATCCCGGCCAGCACGCTGGACTTTGAGATTCCGCTCACGGGGCTGGATCCCAACAACATCCGCAAGCTGTACATGATGTCCAACGTTGAGGTCTCGGTGAAGATCAACGGGATCACCGGGCCTTCGTTCAGCCTGCTGAGCACGACGATCATCGGCGGCAAGCTGTCGAACGGGTCCATCTACATCACGACCGGGGCGGATGCTGCGTGCATTGAGGTGTCCGCAGCTGCCGTGTAGTGGATGCTCAAGAAGGTTGACGATAAGTGGGTTACCGTCCGCACGGAGGCCGAAGAAGCAGCTGCGCTTCAGGCTGATCTGGCGCGGCTGAGCCCTGAAGAGCGGGCCGCGCTGCAGCTGATGGTGGCGGAAAGCCAGCTTCCGTCCATCTCCGGTACCGCTAGCATCGTCGAGTCCGTGGCCGACCTGGAGTACGCTCGTATTCCGGTCGGCCCCAGACAGTACCTTGAAGATCCCTACTACATGGGCGAGGTCGCCCGGAACATGTTCCCCAAGCTTCGGGACGACTTCATCAACATCTTCACCGGCGGCTACGAGGAACTGGTTGCGACCGGATCCATCGGCTTGGATTCCTTGATCCAAGAAGCTGATGGGGGTCTTCCCACGCTGGGAGAGCGGATCGGACATTCTGGTGATGTGGTCACGGTCATGGATCATGGCACCGACACGTCTACGACCGAACCGGCCCACCACTCCGGCATCAAGAAGGTTTTGCGGTTGACGCTGGCCAACGGCATGTCCGTAACCCTCACCCCGGATCACGAAGTGCTGGTGCGCAGGCTGACCGGTAATGCGTGGGTGGAAGCGCGGCAAATCCAGCTTGGTGATCTGGTCCTCTGTCCACGGGTTATCAAGACGACTCCGTCCTCCGACATTTCCGAAGACGAGGCTGCCCTGTTGGGCTATTGGACCACGGACGGCTCTTCGTCTGATACTCGTGCGCGATTCTCCGACGGCAATCCGAGAACCACCGAACATGTCATGGATTTGCTTCCCAAGTTCGGTTTCTCCGGCCGTCGATACAAGCTTACGGGGAGCAAGTGCTGGGAAGTATCCGTGTCTAAGGTGAAGACCGGCGGATTCTCTGCGTGGCTGCAAAGGCACGGCGTTTTCCGTCGTCAGTGCGGGACGGTTACGGTTCCGCAGGCGGTGTGCCGGGCGTCCAACTCTGCTGTGGCTGCGTTTCTTCGCGCTGTGTGGGCTGCAGAGGGAAGCGTCTACTGCCCCGGTAACCGGCGCTCGCCGCCTAGGTTTGCACTTGGGATGATCTCCGAGAGATTCATTCGTCAGGTCCAGCTTCTTCTCCTCAGATTCGGGGTGCAGGCCAGGATTCGTAAGACCGACTACGTAGACAAGCGTAACGGAGCCAGCAGGCTCATCTGGCATCTGGCGGTCACGGGTGCGGAGCAGATGGCTGCGTTCCTGACCGGTGTTGGCCCCATCCTCGGTAAAGAGGACGCCTGCCGTAGGATTGCGGATTACTGCAAATCTGTGAAGGCTAATACCAACGTGGATCTGCTGCCGTTTACTCGTGGCTGGCTCAGCTCCGAGATGGCGTCATCTGGGATCGTTCGTCCTAGAGGAGACCGGTGGTGGATCCTCAAGTCTCGATCTGATGCCAGAATTTCGAGAGGGTCGTTTGCGGAATGGCTTGCTAATTACGGCCGCACTGATCTTGGTCAGCACCTGAAGTCCGAGTTCCCTGACGACGTGATGTACGAGCCCGTCGTCAAGCTCGAATCCGTCGGTGTTAGCGTTCCGGTCGGCGACGTCGGCGCTCATCGCGGAAACCGATTCGTGGCCAACGGCATTTCGGTCCATAACTCCATCGGCTTTGGCAAGAGCTTCTTCGGGACCATGTGCCTGTCGTACGTGCTCTACCAGCTTAGCTGCCTGCGGAATCCCGCCGAGTCGTATGGTCTGGCTGCCGGATCCCAGCTGCACTGTGTTAACCTTTCCGCCCGCAAGGACACCGCCCAGCGTGTCATCTTCGACGGTGTGGCGGACAAGCTTGAGCTGTCGCCGTACTTCAAGGAGATCGGGTTCGAGCGACGCAAGGATTCCTTGCGGTTCCCACACAACATCGTGGTGGTCGGCGGCGAATCCACCGACAGCTCCGTGCTGGGCTTGTCCGTCATCGCGGCCATCGTCGACGAAACCAACTTCATCAAGACGTCGGCCGCACGCCGGACCGCTTCTGGCATGCAGCACTACGGGCGTGCCGAGATGCTCTACAGCTCCATCAAGAGCCGCATGCAGTCGCGCTTCATGAAGGCTGGGCAGCTCCCGGGTCTGCTCATGCTTCTGTCCTCGCGTCAGGTTCCTGATGACTTCACGGAGACCCGCATCCGGCAATCCGTCGACGATCCCAAGATCTACGTCATGGACTACGCCCTCTGGGACGTGAAGCCGGATAACTACTCCAAGGAGCGCTTCAAGGTCTTCGTAGGATCCGGCGGCCAGAAGCCCAAGATCTTGGACGCCGGTGAAAAGATTCAGCTTCACGAAGGTGAACGGATCGTGGAGGTTCCTGTCGACTTCCGTAAGCGCTTCGAGGAGAACCTCACGGGTTCGCTCCGTGATCTGGCTGGCGTCTCGGTCGTCACGATCACCAACTTCCTCCAGAACCGCGAGATGCTGTTCAAGGCCGTGGACAAGACACGGGTCCACCCTTTCTCCGTGGACGAATGGGAGATCGGCACCGACGGCAAGTTCCTCTGGGACAAGCTGGTCACGAAGGGTGCCGATGGGGAGTTCTCCCCGATCAAGTTCCCCGAAGCCGTGCGGTACATCCACATCGACCCGTCGATCAGCGGTGACGCAACCGGGTTGGCCATGGGCTGCGTCTGCGGGTTCAAGCGGGTGGTCAGGCACGACAACGAGGGGAAGAAATTCGAGGAGGAGGCTCCCCAGATCTGGGTGGACCTCGTACTCCGGATCACTCCGCCGCAGGGCGGCGAAATCTTCCTTGGCGACGTGCGCAACCTCATCTATCAGCTCTCCGAGAGGGGATTCCCGATCAGCAAGGTTTCCATGGACTCCTACCAGTGCATGGCGGCTGGGACCATGGTGAACACGCGTCGTGGGTTGATTCCAATCGAAGAGGTTCGGGTTGGAGATACGGTCCAATCTAGGATTGGGCCACGGGCCGTGCAGAAGACTTGGTCTTTCGGACGAAAGCCAACCCTCCGAATCACCACGGACGACGGAGATGAGATCGAGGGGACGGACAGGCATCGTATTGAGGTGGCCGTCGGTTGGGAGGATGCGAAGCCTTCAAAATACGGTCACACCAGAGAGCCCGTCTGGGCTTGGAAGATGCTGTCCGAAATAAAGGCGGGTGACATCGTCCATCTTACCGGGGCAACGCAGGTTGATGGCAACGCGGTCAAGTTGAACGGCTCCAAGAAGGCCTTCGGGTGGCGGAAAGGGCCGCCCAGCTCGATTGACGGGTGGGCTTTTCCCGCGAAGATGACCGCGAAGCTGGCCGAGTGGCTCGGCCTCGTGTGGGGGGATGGAAGTGTAAGCGAAGACGGCGTTCGGGTTAGCGTGACGGCTGACGAGGCTGACGACGCGAAAGCTGTCTTCCGCAGGCTTTTTGGGGTTGCGCCGGAGTGGCACGCTTACGGTGATCGTAACTGCGGATACGTTGGAGTCAGTGCCCGGTGGCTTATTCGTTGGATGTCGGCCAACGGCCTCGTAAAACCATTGATCCCGGCCGCCATTCTTCGCTCTGGCAGGCGTATTAAGGCGGCTTTTCTTCGCGGGTTGTTCGCGACGGATGGCTCGGTTGGCCGGACGCAGGGGTCGGTCTCCTTGTCGACGGCCCACAAAGTCTTGGCCGATCAGGTGCGCCTTATTTTGAGAACTGATTTTGGGATCGAGTCTTGCCTCACCAAAATCGTGCGCGGCTCCCGCGGCGATTATCCGTCGGCCCGCAATTTTCAGTACGTTGTCGCCGTGCGAGGCGCTCGCAAGGAGTTCCTTGAAAAAATCGGTTTTTCGTACGTTCGTAAGCACAAGCTGCTTTCCAAGCACTCTGGTGTCCGGGGCCGTAGGATCTTTCCACGCGTTGCGTCTGTTACACGCAGCGAAGCGGAGGTGTACGACCTTCAAGTGGCTGAGGATCCGTCCTACGTGGCGAACGGATTCGTGTCGCACAACAGCATCGAGAGCCTGCAGCAGTTGCGGCTCAAGGGGTACCAGACGGAGATCATCTCGGTGGACGCCAAGATGGATCCGTACGAGATGCTCAAGGGTACCTTGTACGAGGGGCGCGTCTCCATCTACGACTACCCGGTCCTGATCAACGAGATGAAGAACCTTGAGCTGGACTGGGTGCGCAGGAAGGTAGACCACCCCATTCACGGCACCAAGGACGTCGCGGATGCTCTCTGCGGGCTGGTTTACTCGCTGACCCAGAAGTACACCAAGAAGGGGGGCCCCAACGGCTACGGCGCGGCCCCGATGCAGGGCATCTCGGAGCTTCCGCAGCAGAACACGTACGTTCCAGTAGACTCCAAGAGCGGAAAGCGCGGGCAGATCCTCTGGCCTGATGAGTACGAGGACCAGCTGTGGGGCAAGGAAGAGGAAGCCGACAAGGACTTTGATGGAGGGGACGACGGCAGCATGCCGCCGTTCATCGTGGGGTGAAAAAGAAGGTTGAGGATCCTGTTTCCGAGGTGGCGGCTCTCGTCCCCCCGGACGTCATCCAGAAGAAGACCGGCGGGTTCTTGTGGCCGCCGAGGCCCGAAATGCCGGATCAGCACGTTCCGGACTACGCCGCCAACCTTGAGAAGAACATGACGGGGGCGTCGGATGTGGCCAAGATCCAGGCCAATGCCAGGACAACGTGGCTCAGGGAAGGGGTTCTGGACTACGTTCGTGCCACGCAGGACCCCGCCTTGTGGGATCTTGAGACCGGCATGCTTCGTCCGGAGGCGAAGACGGAGATCGTAGGGCGTCTGGATCGTGGGCTGGCCGATCTGGCCTTCGATCCGGAGTGGATCAAGAGCGTCAGCATCATGGGGTCCATGGTTGGCCGCCAGTACCGGTCCGATTCGGATGTCGACGTCGAGGTTCTGATCGATCAGGCGGTTCCCGAAGAGGTCCTTCAGGGGGCCGTGAACCACTTCACGCAGGCTGTGAGCGGCAAGCCTTTGTCCGGAACCAAGCACCCGGTGAACTTCTTCCTGACCAAGACCCCGCCGCCCATGGCCACCATCGAAGGGAAGTACGACCTGACCAGCGACCGCTGGACCAAGGACCCGGTCAATCCGCCGGAGAACTTCGATCCGGAGGCGGTTTACAGCGACGCCTACAAGGCGGGTCGTGAGATCGCCAACGAGATCGGCAAACTCTTCGGCGAGCTGCGCCGGGACGTTCAGGACATGCAGGAGCTGAAGGCCCTCGACAGCGCATTCGCCGACGACTTGCAGCTGAAGAAGCTCCACGAGATCAACGAGACGGTGCTCTGTCTGACCCGCATTGGGAAGATTCTGTGGCGCGTTCGGGACGACGCCTTCAAGGCTGGCGGAGATCCCCAGCGTTCGCCGGAGAACCTGCTGTACAAGTTCGTGGACAAGTCCGGCGAGCTTGCCCAGCTTCACAAGCTTGGCGATGTTCGCAGCCGGTACGTCGACGATCTGGCGGCCGCCTTGAATGTCGGAGGACACGATGCGTAGCCTTCTGTTCCTGACCCCGGCGTTTCTCACCGGATGCTTCCTGTTGGGAAGCGACGGACGTCTTCCCGAGGTCTGGGTGGTGAAGGACGTCCCGATCCGGTTCTGGAACAAGCTCGAACCCAATGACGACCGACCGCCCCGGGTTGTCGAGCTGCTTACGGAGCTGAACAGGGCCATCTACGATGCTTCCGACGGCCAGATTCGTGTTGCCAAGTTCACGGTCTACGACACGCCACAGCGGGGACCAGGAAATCTTGGACAAGGCGAGCTGCATGATGCGGACGAAAGCATCCGGGGACACGCTTCTCTTGGCACTCCCAAGCTTCCGGGCGTGTGGCACTTCACGCTGCACGAGAATGAAGAGGACCTGAAGCAGCGGATCCGTACGGCCGTCCACGAATGGTTCCACGCCTATACCAGCATCGTGGACGAGTATCGTCGGGAGGCCGAAGGCTCGAAGGCCTCGTGTCCGGAGAAGTGGGTCGACCGGCAGTTGTCCAACGCGTGTCTGATGTACGCCAACCCGAGGACCGAGCTTTGCCGCCCGCCGAACCACAACCCCAAGACACGACAGGGTGATCGGTGGGGAAAATCCTGCTATGAACGGGTGATTGAAGTGGTGAAGGCTGACGGGTTCGGGCAGATGATTCTACCGGACGAGCACTATGTCGGGCCTTCCAATCCCCCCGATCCGGTTGTAGACTTCGTGAAGTAGTTCGGGGATGGAGAGATGGGGCAGCTGAATCGGCAACTGCATAGTGTGCAGTTTTAGCTATGCAGATCAAGGCTTGTGAATCCTGCGGCGACACCATGCGTTCCGTCAGCTACGTGAACGGAGGCACGCAGAACACCCTCTGGTGGTGCGGCTGGTGCGCCAAGGAATTCACCGAGGTAGGCCCTGTGGCGGCCGACCCGGTCATTTCCGCCGTTCCTTCACCGCCCTCCTTTGCCGGTCTTGTCAAGCTTGAGTCCACACGCGTGGGCCCGCACGGCGGCAAGACCTATCGGAGGATCTGGTAATGGCCGACGAGCCGATCAAGGACCCCACCAAGAAGTCCTTCTGGCGAGTACGCAACCTCGCGTGGCTTCTTTTTGTGGGTATTGCTCCTCTTATTGGCCACAGTTTGTGGGGTTGGGCTGGTGAAAGGATCGACCAGTTCAACTCGCTGGAGCACAGGCTGACGGAATTCAGCCGACGCGACGTTCAGGCTGTGTGGGCTGCTGTGTCAGAACAAAAGGACAGGCTCGACGCGCTGAGCAACGAAATGGCGCTCATGAACCGGCTGTTCGACAGGGAGTGGGGGCGCGGAACCGGGGAGACTGAGAAGGCGTTGACCGAACGGATGCGGCTGCTGGATACGCATCTGAAGGACCTGATCTCCATGCAGACTGCGTTGGATCAGCTGGTCAAGGAGCACAAGGCCAAGAATCCAGACTCGAAGATTGCCCCCGTTAAAGGTGACACGAAGAGCATCGATGAAATACGTGAACTGATCGAGCGGATGGGAGTGCAGCAGCGCCCGAAGGATACACTTCCGTACGCGTCTCTTGAACGAGACCCTGCCTCGCTCCGCGAACAATACGAGCGCAGGATCCCCGCCCAGCAGAAGAAGTAGAGGAGAACACCGTGGAGAGACTGGGGAAGCTGGTCAAGCAGCTCAAGGAAGCCGTCCAGACCAGGGACGTCGCCGAGGTCGTCGAGATCGAGGAGTACGATCTTGAGTACGACGCTGAAGAGGGTGCCGTGACCGGTCACGCAACCATTAACGTGGCCGTGACCGGGGGCGATGGCGTTCGCGGCAACACCGACTGGCCCGACATTGAAGGCCTTCATCGCGGGATCCTGCGCTCACTCGAATACCAGATCATGGGGATGCTGCAGGACCGTGTACCGACTGAGCAGAAGGTTGAGCTGCCCGACGGCTCCGAGTACACTCCGGACTGGGAGAAGCATGGCGAGATCGGCTGGTCGCGTCAGGCCCCGTTCCGTGCCAAGCGAGGGGAGCCGATCACGGTGGAAGTAGAGGTCACGTACCGGGACGAGGTGGGCTAGTGTCCCTCAGTTCCGTCCAGAAGCTTACCCGTGAGCTGAAAGAGCAGTTCGCGGCGGACGCCCGTCCCGTGGTCACGATCACGGTGCCGCATGCGGTGTGCCGCAACCAACAGGACATCGACAACCACTATTGCGACGTCGTCGCTGCTCCGGTCGGGCGGGCCATTGCTGGCATGCTTCAGGAGTCGCCCTACCGGCCCAACCTGCTCATGCCGACGATCAGCCGGATGGAAGTGGACATGAACAGGCCTGTGGCCCGCAGTCAGGGATTCCGGGAGCAGGTCAACGAAGCTTTGGGATCCAGCCAGTACCTTCTGGACGTCCACTCCTTCCCCGAGCTTGGCGGTCCATGGACCGTGGACTGCTACCTGCTCAAGCTTCGGTATGGCGGCAAGAACGACGACATCGTCTGTGAGCTGGCCGATCAGCTCATGACCCGTGGAATCAACTGCGCGGTGGTCATGGCGGAGAAGGAGAACGACGTCGTTCTTTCCGCCATCGAACGTGGCGTTCCGGCGACCCTTGTAGAATTTTCAGAGCCGGTAGTGAATTCCGAAGGCGTAAATGGTAGGCTTGTGACGAACTTTGTTGAGGGCTTCAAGGCGTTCCTGAAGGCCCGGGACCTGGAGGGAGGCAGACGTGGGAATCTTCCGTAAGATTTTGGCCGAAGGCAAGGATCTGGCTGCCGTGGTTCAGGGCATCAAGGATGCCGTCATGAACTACAAGGCCTACGAGGAGACTCAGGAGGCCCTGTTCCGCAAGGAACTCACCAAGGTTGAGGAGCAGGCCCAGAAGGCGCTTGCCGACATTGCCAAGGTGCTGGACAAGCACAAGGCCACTTTCGAGGCCATGTCCGACAAGAAGTGGTCCGGCCAGATCAACGCCAAGCTCATGGAGTGTGGGCAGGCGGTGATGGGTGTCGTGGAGCCCATCACCACCACGCTGGCGGAGTTCGTCAAGAGCGGGAAGAAGGAAAAGGCCCGGTTCGGTGCGAGGCCTGCCGCTGGCACGCAGGACTGCGCCGCCTGCGATGGCACCGGAGAGGTGGGCGGCGACGAATGCACGAGCTGTCGCGGCTCCGGCATGATGGAGCCGGAGACGGCTGATGCCGTCAAGGGCGAGAACAAGAAGACCAAGAAGTAAGCGGAAGAGGGGGACACATGTCGCTGGACAAGATCGCCGCAACGGTCCGCAAGCTCCATGAGACCGTCATGAGCGGCAGCATCAACTTCAAGCGGGTACCGGCTGAGACCATCAAGAGGCCGGTGGATCCCAGCAGCCCCACGGAGCCTATCGAAGATACCGAAGCTCCGGCCGGTAGCGATCCGCAGGGCGCGAAGCCTCCTTTCGAGGCCATGGTGGAGGCGGCCGCTTCTGCGTTGCTCAACGGCAAGGACCCGCACGAGGCCGTCGAGAAGCTGCTTGGTGAGGGCGAGCCTGAAGACGAGACGGAGGTCATTCGTGCCGTCGAGGCCGCCATCGCAACCTTGGACATCGAGGAGAAGGAAGAGGAAGAAGAGGGCGATGAGGCCCCGGAGTCCGAGGCGTGAGCCGAAGCCTTCGAGAACAGGCCGACCTGTACGGAGCGCTCTCTGGACTTGAGGCAGCGCTCAAGCCGTTCCTCGCCTCCGTCGGTGAGCCCAGCGGGCCCATCGACGCCGTCATCGATGCGACGTCCAAGATCTCCAAGCAGACCGCCGACGGTGCCCCGGTCAGGGCCGGGGAAGTGGCGCAGGTCATGAACCTCGTTCCCAAGGTGAGCACCGCCTTCGACAAGGTCTACGATCTGTTCAAGATCGCCCGCGAAGCTGGCTACGAAGTGGCCAAGCTTGTGGGAGCGCCGACCAAAGGCGCTTCGAGGCCCAAGAAGGCTCCTACCGATTACAGCGGTATTCCCGACGCGGACATCATGACGGGGATTGCTGGACTGGCTCCCAAGTTCAAGGACGTGATGTCCAACGTTGAGGCCCTTGGCAGGAACGTCTCCGATCAGGTCCGTCGGGCCCTCGACAACATGGATGCCGGGAAGTCTGACGGAGTTGAGGATGCCAAGGCCCTTGTCCCGACGTTCGTCCAGTTTCGCGATTCGGTATCGGGCTACTACTCGATCCTCAACAGCATGGCCCGCCGGGTCAACCAGCTGCTGACCAACATCGGGCACTCCAAGTTGGATCAGCCGCAGCAGGGTGCCGAGCCTGTGGCGGAGGCGCTCATCGTAATCCCGTGGGGCGACGAATTCGGCGAGTACGAGGGAGATGCCATGATGGAATCCAAGAAGCCCAAGACCGAGGCCAAGAAGAAGAACGGCAAGGAAGAGCTGCCCGAGGGCGCTGCCGGGAACCTGCCTGAACCCTCTTCGGCTCCTCCCATCGGAGTTGAACGGAAGTCTCCCATGCCGCCCATGATGCACGTGGAGCGGCTTGTGCGGGACCTCAAGAAGCAGATCCTGGAGGGTCTCAAGTAGACGTTGACTCTCCACCGAGTAGGTGGTAGATTTTTCTGACGACGTTCTTCTGAGGGGGAGATATGGCGCAGGTCCAGACCGCACTTCCGACGGGTGTTCGTGCTTTCAACTCGGTCACGGTGGGTGACACCACGGAGACCGAGGTCATCTTCGCCAAGCCCGGTGACGGCGGCCAGTTCTCCCTTGAGGAGATTGACGGCCAGAACAGCGCCATTGCGACGATCCGCGTGTACGCGGTGCCGGTCGGCAACGCCGCTCCCCAGCAGATCGGGCAGGTCTCCCTTGCCGCTGGAAAGTTCAACCACAAGTTCATCTCCATGCTGGGTGCGCCGGACTCCGTGCCGGTGATCAACCTTCCCTACAAGGCTGCCCAGAGCATGGGCATCATCGGCGGGGGTGGTATCCGCATCACGGTCCAGTTCGCTGTGAGCGGCACGATCAGCATGGGTGCGATCTTCGACCGTCGTCACGACGGTCCTTTCGACATGGTGTAGTTCCGTAGGTTGACGACGAAAGAGTAGAGGAGGAAACAATGCCCCAGAACACGACGACTCTCCCGACGGGAACCCGGGCCTTCAACGCGGTCACGGCCGACACCACCGAAGCGGTGGCGCTGTTCGTGTCCAACACCGACGGCGGCCAGCTGGCTCTGAAGGAGCTGGATGGCGTGTCTACCGGTGCAGTAACGATCCGCGTGTACGGCGTGAACCCTGACAACTCCGCCACGCAGCTGGCGGAGTTCGTGACGCCCATCGGCAACTTCAACGAGAAGTACAAGGGCGGCGTCTTCGCCAACCCCCAGGAGTTCCTCAACCAGAAGATCTCCTTGAAGGGAGCCCAGAATCTGGGCCTGCTCGGGACGAGCGGCATCCGCGTGACGGTTCAGGCGGCTGCTCCTCTGGCCATCTCGCTGGGCGCGATGCTGGACCGTCGGATCGACGGGCCCATCTCCTAGTCGGGATTGAGTAGGGAGGAAGACAGATGGCCTTCAGCATGAACACGTCCTGCAGCGCCCAGTCCACGGACGGGGTGCTGGTGAACAAGTCCATCACGAACCTGTCGGTCAACGCCAAGGTTCTGCTGGACGACACCTTCGCGGCTGGCGTTGTCGATCTCGCTCCGTACCTCGCCTCGATCACCAACCCCCGTGGTTGCTACATCGTGGCCGATGGCGACGGTTACCTGATCGACCTTGACGGTCTGGGCCCCTCTGTGAAGGCCCAGAAGCAGACCTTCATGGAGATCACGGACAACACGCCCGGTCCGTCCGGCCTTCTGGACATCGCCATCACGGCTCAGGGCGCTGCCCAGCGGATCCGCGTGTTCGCGTGGGGTGACCCGGTCTAGTCGTAACCGTAGGTGTACAGGAGACGGGGGAGCAAGCTATAATCTTGCTCTCCCGTTTTTCTTTAGGCGGACACGATGGGCGGACCTCTTGACTGGATCCGGTCGGTCTTCGGACGTCACCAGGACCGGATCGACAACGCCATCAACCCGGCAGCCGGAACGACCGGCGAGCCGATGGGGATGGACCTGTACAGCTACTACGGGATGGACGCCATCGGCGACTATCTCCGTGTTGATCAGGATCTCGTAGCCCGGTACCTCGACTACAACGAAATGATCTCCTACCCGGAGATCGCGGCGGCCGTGGACGTGTACGCCGAGGATGCCTGCATCACGGCCGATACGGAGATCCCGTTTCTCGATGGGACTACTCATACGGTAGGGGATCTGTACGCACGAGGTGTTAAGGACGGCTGGGTCTACGGGTACTCCAGGGAGAAGAATCGGTTCACCGCCACCTGTTTTGAACGGGTGGACATGGTCAATCCTAATATCGAGATTTTGGAAGTCGTTTACCGGAAGCGTACCGGGGAGGCCGGGTCCATCAAGGTGACGCCGGAGCACAAGTTCCTGCTCAGGAACAACGAGTATGTTCGGGCGTCGGATCTGAAAGTCGGCGACCGGTTGATGCCGCTCTACCGTTGCCAGACCAGACTTAGCCATGGTGTGAAGAACAAGTATGAACGCATCATGATCGACCCGAAATCCTCCTGCAAGAAGTGGTTGCCGACGCACATCATGGTGGCCTCCGAGATGTATACGACGGCACAGCTGGACGGGAAGCAGGTTCACCACAAGGACGAGAACACCCTCAACAACGATCCGTCGAACTTGGATCCGAAGACTCCGGCAGAGCACGCTTCGGAGCACCACGCCGAGCGACGGGATTATTCGGACTCGGAACTGGCGGAGAGGCTTCGCGAGCAGGTCAAAGGTGGGCGACAGGGAATTCAGAAGGCCGCCCTTGGTGTCGGGCATAGCGTCAGCGAGTTGTGGCACTTGGTCAAGCGGATGGGGTACTCGGGTTGGAACGATTTCTTGGCCTCGTGCGGGGTGCCCGTCCGGAGGCTCAATCACCAGAAACCTGGAACCGATGAAGACCGGCTGGAGCAGGCGCTGACGGCGTACGCGGCTGCTCCAGAGGGTGGGGTCAAACGAGCCGCTAAAACCGTTGGATACAGTACCGGCGGGTTCTACATGTTCTTGAGACGGATGGGCATCACGCCGGTCCGATTCAAGGAGATGGCAGAGGCCGGAGTTGACGGCAACCATCAAGTCGTTGAGATCAAGGCGGCCGGGCGTGCTGCCGTCTACGACCTTGTGAACTCCCGGCAGACCGGGAATTTCGCCGCTGGCCGCAACGGCCATTACGTGGTGGTCAAAAACACCCAGCCCAACACCATGACCGGCGACACGGTCTGGATCGAATCCGATGACCACGAAGTTCGGACCGATCTTGGGGCCATGCTGAAAAAGCGGGCCCACATCGAGGACGAGATCTGGGGCATCGCCAAGACGCTGGTGATGTACGGCAACGACTTTTCCGAGATCCTCGTCACCAAGGACGAAGGCGTCGTCGGTCTACATGCCCTTCCTCCGGAGACCATGCGCCGTGTGGAGGGCCTCAAGGGCGAGCTGTTGGGATTTGTACAGGACCCCTCCGGACAGTTCCGTGTCCAGCCTGCCGAGTTCGTGGAGATCCTCCAGAAGAAGAAGCCGGTCCCGTCCGGGGTCGTCATCTTCGAGCCTTGGCAGGTGGCGCACGACCGGCTTCAGACTCGGTATCGGCAGAGCCCGTACGGGCAGTCCGTGCTTGAGCCTGCGCGGTGGATCTGGAAGCGCCTTCTGCTGCTCGAAGACGCCATGATGATCTACCGGTTGACGCGGGCCCCGAGTCGCTTCGCGTTCTACGTGGACGTCGGGGAAATGCCGCCGCGTCAGGCGATGCGGTATATGCAGACGATGCGACAGAACTTCAGGAAGAAGAAGTTCGTCAACCCGCAGAGCGGCAAGCTTGACCTCCGGTTCTCGCCGCTGGCTCAGGACGAGGATTTCTACATTCCCGTGCGTGGCGGACGGGAAAGCACTCGCATCGATGTCCTGCAGGGTCCGGACTTCCCCGGATCTACCGAGGACACGCTCTACTTCTACCAGAAGCTGCTCACTGCCTTGAAAGTTCCGCCCGCCTTCCTCGGACGGGAGGAGAACACGGCGGCGAAGAACGTTCTGGCCCACGAGGACGTCCGATTTGCCCGCGCCGTCATGCGTGTCCAGCGGGAACTCCGCAACGGCCTCAAGAAGGTCTGCGACGTCCATCTGGCTTCCCGAAACATCGACCCGGAGTCCGTGGACTACGAAGTCTTCATGACCACGCCGTCGGGCATCTACGAACTGGCACAGATGGAGATCCGGAAGGCCCGCGTGGAGTTCGCCGAACTGCTTCAGGACGGCGAATGGGTCTCGAAGCGCTGGATCATGAAGGAGATCCTCGGGTTCAGCGACGATCAGGTGGATCAGATGATGGCGGAGCGGATGCAGGAGGAGGAGTCCGGCGGGGCTCCGCCCCAGCGGGCCGCCCGTCCGTCGGGGCCGCCTCCCGTCGAGCAGCTCCAGCCCGGGGAGAAGTACCGGCGGGTGGACGGTCGGCGGATCATCACCGACGACGTCGACAACGGCAGCAAGAAGGCGGAGGCGTACACGAAGAAGCACCTCGACGAGATGCTCAAGCACAACAAGGGCCTCGACAAGCGGCTGGCCCACTTGTCGGCGCTCTGTATGGACATCCGGTCGAACATGCGCCGTAACGGCAGCCACGGCGGATGATTAAGCTTGACAAAGCCTGAACACAATAGTATGTTGCTTTGAGTCAACTGGCAGTCAGAGGGAGGCGGCGTGGGAAACAGCACGCAGGAAACCGAAGTCAAGGTTGCAGATCTCCCCAAGGGAGAGCCTGCGGTCAAGTCCGAGAAGACCTCCAACTTCTCCGTGGTTTCCGTGCCTCCGTATCAGGAGGCCATCTGGCTTGCTGAAGTGGGCATCGGCGCTGGCATCACGTCGGCCAAGTACAACCCCGACGAGATGCTTGAGCTGGTGATGATCGCCAAGAACCACGGCGCTCCGCTCACCCTCGACTTCGCCGGTAAGGGCGCTTCGGTCAAGACTGGTAAGGTTCCGAATCTTCCGGCCCTGTCCGAGGAGCTTCACAACGTTTGCAAGAACTCCATCGAGTGCAGCCTTCAGGGCGTACGCTCCATGATCAACGAGGAGCGGGCCAAGTTCGGTGGTACTGACAAGGTTGGCGTTACGCCCATCGCCACGTACGACAACCACGCCATCGTGTTCAACACGAACCGCGAGGTCTTCCGGGCAGCCTTCACCCGCAAGGACGGCAAGGTCAGCCTGACGGAGGTCCAGAAGCTGGACATCTACCCGGTCAAGGAGTACCTCGAAGAGGAGCTTTCCGATCTGGACGGCATGGTCAACGACCTGCTTGAGGGCCGTCGGGACCGCGCCAAGAAGCGCGTTTCCGAGGTCATCTCCCGGTTCGGCAACAGCTCCGACCTGCTCCGCGCCAAGTATCGCGTGATGGCCCGCCAGATGACCGGCGACCACATGTGGAAGAAGTACATGGCCGAGAACAACGATCTCGTCCGCAAGCTTCTGCATGGCGAGCTGAGCAAGCTTCGGGAGACGGCCCACAAGCCTCGTTACTCCTCCATCTACACCACGGACAAGCCGCAGGTGAAGGTCGGGGTGGCTGAGAAGCTCATCGCGGAGCTGAAGGACCTCGGTTCCAAGGCCGAGGAGCTGGTCAAGCGCGTCACCGAGTCCGTCAAGGTTGGTGAGAAGGTGCTCGACGACACCAAGTTCCACGATCTGGACAGCGATGTCCAGCTCGGCAAGTTCAAGCAGTTCTCGGCCGACTACGTCGAGGACCTGCAGGGCCTTCGCAGCGCCGTTCAGGAGGCTCTGACGGACAACGACGTCACGGCCATGGCGCTGGTGTACGACACGGCAGCTGAGAAGTTCGAGGCCTTCAAGATGGCCGGTCGCCTGATTGAGAAGGTCCTCGAAGACATCAAGTCCCGGATCAACAAGTAGAGGGGGTCAAAAAATGGTGACCATCCGTTCGCTGTCTGAAGAGCTGAAGTCCCTGGGCCTGGTGGCTGAGCCCGCCCCTGCTGTTTCGGAGACGCCCGCCAAGGCGGCTCCGGTGGTCGATGACGCCAAGGTCCTCGCCCGCAAGCAGGAAGCCCGCAAGATGCGCACGCGCATTGAGGGCCTGAAGGACGGCTTCACCGCCAAGGCGGCGGTCGTCGAGTCCAAGGAGCCCAAGGCCGAGGCCAACAAGACCCGCATCCAGAGCCTCTTCGAGGAGCTGGAGACGCTGACGCAGGAGTCCGTTGAGGCCCCCTCGGCGAAGGCCTCCCGGATCATGGGCGATGTCCTTGAGATCGCTCAGGCCATCATGAAGAAGTACGGCTCCCACGAAGAGGTCAAGGAGGTCTTCGAGGCCCTCACCGGGGCTGCGCAGACCCTCAACGGCCGTCTGACCGAGATGCAGGCGTCCGACACCGAGCGCGAGGTCAAGAAGGTCGTGGCCGAGCTGGTCGAGTCGCTGGAGTGGCTCCTCGAAGAGTTCGAGGAGGTCAAGAAGTTCCCCCTTCAGGGCGAGAAGGCCAAGCCGGATGACCGCTCCGGCAAGGGCGGCGAGCCCGGCGGCACTGAGAAGCTTCCGGCGCAGGTCGGGGCTGGCTCGCCCGTCGGCGACAAGCCCAAGGCGGAGAAGGCGTAGTAGTGGCCAAGATCCTGGCTGGTCCTAAGCCCGGCGAGAAGCTGATCCACGAGATGTTCAGTGGAGTCACGGCTCAGAAGCTCATTCTCGTCGAGGGGAAGGACGCCGAGGGGAAGCCGACCGGTGTCATCTCGGCGAAGGGTGTGTACGGTAAGGCCGACGAACCCACCGGGAACAACCGGATCTACCCCCGCCGTCTTCTGGAGCGCGAAGTCGCCGCTCTGCAGAAGCAGATTCAGGAGAAGGGCGGCATCATCGGTGAGCTGGACCATCCGGCTGACGGCAAGACCAGCCTCAAGCGCGTGTCCCACGTGATCACGAAGCTTGAGATGCAGCCGGACGGCACGGTGGTTGGCGAATCCAAGATCCTCGATACGGAGTACGGCAAGACGCTCAAGGAGATCGTGAAGTCTGGTTGTGCGGTCGGCGTCTCGTCGCGTGGTCAGGGTTCGGTGACGATCAACGAGTCCGGGCAGGAGGTCGTTCAGGAGGACTTCCATCTCGTGACCTACGACTTCGTCGCGGAGCCTGCCTCTGCGTCGGCGTACCCCACGTTCATGATGGAAAACAAGAATCGGAGGGAGGCGGAAATGGCCGACGAGAAGAAGGACCTGACGGTCGCAGACCTGAAGGCCAACCATAAGCCCTTGGTCGAGGCCATCGAGGCCGACACCAAGAAGGCTGCTGAAGAGGCGTTCGCCAAGCGTACGGCCGAGATCCGCGCCGAGGAGCGCAATCTGGCCAAGGACGAGCTTCGCGAGGCCTTCAAGAAGGAGATCATCGACACGCTCGCCGAGCAGCGTGCGGAGATCGAGAAGCAGGTCCGCAGCGAGGTCATGTCCGACCCGAAGGTGGCCCGCTCCCAGAAGGTCATGGAGACCATCAAGACGGTCCTGCGCCCCCTGATCACGGACGAGGACATCTCGGCCGAGGTCAAGGCCAAGGACGAGGAGATCACGAAGCTCAAGGCCCAGATCGCCGAGGGCCAGAAGGCCCGCGAGGAGGCTCTGGCCGAGTCCGCCAAGCTCCGTGAGGAGATGAAGAAGATCCAGGAGCAGGTGGATCAGGTCGAGGGCGCTGCCCGCGACATGGGTTACAAGCTCTTCCTTGAGCGTTCCATGCAGGGCATGACCAAGGAGGAGAAGGCGCTGGCCATGAACTTCGTCGGAGATCTCAAGGCCATCAAGACGGCCGAGGACCTCAAGACCAAGTTCGAGAGCGCCAAGACCCGCGCCAAGGAGGTTCTGGCCGAGGCCGGAGCCAAGAAGGACGCGGTCCGCAAGACCTTCGAGGAGATCGAGAAGGAAGTCGCCAAGCTGGAGGCCGAGAATGCGGCCCTCAAGGGTGACGTCACGAAGCTCACTGAGGGCATGGAGAAGGCGGTTGGCGCGGCCAAGAGCCTCGGTCTTCAGGCCTACGCCGAGCGCAAGATCGCCGAGCACCCGCGTCGCCCCGAGCTGCGCAAGCTGATCGAGTCGAAGTCCCTCTCCAGCAAGGAGGAAGTGGACAAGCTCGTCAGCACGCTGACCGAGGAGCGCCGCACCAGCGAATCGTTCCGTCAGATCCGCGAGGGTCTGGCCAAGGGTCAGGGCCGTAAGGAGTCCGACGATACGGTTCCTGCGCCTGAGAAGGCTGAGGTCATGGGCGTCTCGGTGTCCGAGATGCGCCGTCTGAGTGGGTTGAACAAGTAGAAAGATTCTCCTTTGGAGGGAGGCGGAAATGCGTACTGATGTGGTGTCCCTGCCCGAGGCGCGTCGGTCTGTCGCCGATAAGGCCTTCACGGGCGCTCTCGCTACGAAGTGGAAGGACCTTCTCGAAGGCGTTCAGGGCGATCACGTGCGTCGGAGCACGGCGATCCTCCTGGAGAACGAGATGCAGTTCCTCCAGAACCTGACGGAGGAGACTCGTGCGGCTCAGACGGGCCCGTTCACGAAGTTCATCTTCCCGCTGATCCGTCGGGTGTACCCGAACCTGATCGCCAACAACATCGTCTCGGTGCAGCCGATGACGAGCCCGGTCGGCGCGATCTTCTTCTTCCGTTACCGTTACGGCACCAACAAGGGTGCGACGACGGCCGGAACGGAGATGATCCCCCAGCCGAACTTCGACCGCTTCTACGGGAGCGAGTCGGTCTTCGGTGAGTCCATTGGCGTCGGTGACGGCGCTACGCTGGTGTACACCACGGTCCTGGACTTCACGCCGGTTCGTCTGCCCGGTCTGACGGTCACGGCCGGTTCGGTGGTCGGCACGGCGGACGCCGCTGGTTCGATCACGGGCACGGGCATCGTGTCCGGCTCCGTGAACACGGCTACCGGTGCGATCACGGTCACGTTCGCGGCCGCCCCGGCGGCTGGCGTGCCCATCGTGTCCAACTACCAGTACAACAGCGAGCTGAACCCCAGCGTGCCGCAGGTCAACCTGGACATCGAGCTGATCGAGGTCCGGGTCCAGACCCGCAAGCTCAAGGCGCTGTGGTCCAGCGAGGCGGCGGACGACCTCCGCAGCCTGCACGGCATGGACATCGAGACCGAGCTGGTCGCCGGTATCGCCAGCGAGCTGGCCACCGAGATCGACCGCGAGATCCTCGACGACCTGCTGGGCGGTGCGCTCAGCGGCGTGCCGGGCCTCTTCGCTCCGTCGACGGACACCTTCAACCGGCCCGCTCCGGCTGGCGTGTCCGACTTCGAGCACATCCGGGGCATCATCATCCCGATCTCGAACGTGGCGAACAAGATCCACAAGAACACCCTGCGTGCGCCGGGTAACTGGATCGTCTGCTCGCCCGAGGTCGCCTCGGTGCTGGACAGCCTGCCGTTCTTCCAGGCGGTGGATCCCGCGCAGTACACGTACACGGGGACCATCGTCAAGATCGGCACGCTCCAGTCGAAGTGGACGGTCTACAAGGACCCCTACTTCACGAAGGACCGGATGCTGGTCGGCTACCAGGGCCCCAGCTTCCTCGACACCGGCTACGTCTGGGCCCCGTACATCCCCCTGCAGGTGACGCCGACGTTCCTCGATCCGGCGGACTTCACCCTGCGGAAGGGTCTCCGTACGCGGTACGGCAAGAAGCTGGTCCGTCCGGAGTTCTACGGAACTGTTCAGGTCACGAACTTGCCCTGAGCCTAGTAGCTTGCGCTTTTCCTTGACTTAACCTCTAAGGAGAATCGGGAGCCACTCGGGAAACCGGGTGGCTCCTTTTTCTTTTTCGCCTATTTTTCAGATTTTCCAATGGACAAACAGGAATCGGTGGTTATAGTAAGTGAGCAAGGAGACGGAACTTCAGTGATTACGCAAGCCCACAACTGGTCCGAAGGCAAAACGACACGAGCGGCGGAGTTGCTCGTGAGCGGGTTTGCCATTCCCTGCCTGAATACCTCGCGGTATTCCGACAAGCCGCAGGGTAGGACGACCCCGGTTGTGGGAGCGCGGAAGATGTAGCAGAAGTAGCCAGAAGACGCGACCCCGCAACCGGGAAACTGGGTGCGGGGTTTTTTGTTTTTCCGGGATCTGCCCGCCGCCATCGGCCGAGGCCGGGGACGGGCGGAAGAGCGGCCGAAAGGCCGGTTGACAATCGGGCCAGACAGCAAAAACGAGGCGGAGCACCTCGGGAAGAGATGCTCCGCCTGCTTGCGGGTGTCGTTCAATGGCAGGACCTCAGTCTTCCAAACTGAAGACGCCGGTTCGATTCCGGTCACCCGCTCCACAGGCCGGTGGTGAAGTGGTATCACGACTGTTTCCAAATCAGTAGTCCGGGGTTCGATCCCCCGCTGGCCTGCCAAAAATTTGGTCCCGGAGTGTGACGGACAGCACGACACCCTGTCACGGTGTTAGAACGGGTTCGACTCCCGTCGGGATCGCCACTGGGGCGTGGTGTAACCGGTAGCACGTCTGACTCTGAATCAGAAAATCAAGGTTCGAGTCCTTGCGCCCCAGCCAACTTGGACGACTAGCTAATCTAGTGAAAGCGCCGGTCTGAAAAGCCGGAGAGCCCGGAGCGAAACCGGGGTCGTCCACCAAAAATTCGACGCAGGGGAGAGGCACCCGGTGACCTCACCAGGCTCATAACCTGGGGCTTGTGGGTTCAAATCCCATCCCTGCTACCAAGGGCCCGTCGTCCAACGGTAAGACACCTGCCTTGCAAGCAGGGAATAGGAGTTCAACTCTCCTCGGGTCCACCAAATTTCGGGTGTGCTTGAATGTGGGAACGCTAGACTGTAAACTATCTTTATGCCAGCTTTCGCGTCTTTAGAGCAACGATTCTGGTCGAAGGTCAAGAAGTCCGAATCCGGTTGCTGGTTGTGGATGGGGAGTCGGTCCAAATCTGGGTACGGATGGATTCATCTCGGAGGAAACCCGTACAAGGGCACCCGAAAAGGCGGAAGGGCGCATCGTGTCTCATGGGAGTTTGCTTTCGGCTCCATCCCCGATGGGCTAGATGTCCTTCACAAGTGCGATAATCCTCCATGCGTTCGCCCGGATCATCTCTTCCTCGGAAACGACTCCTCAAACGTACGGGACATGATCGAGAAGGGGAGGGCGTGGTTCCAGACCCAACCCGGAGTAGCTCCTCGTGGGGAGAAAAATGGAAGGGCCAAGATGACGTGGAGAAGAGTTCGCCGCATCCGAAACCTGCATCGAAAAGGTGTTTCTCTTCGTGAGCTTGGGAGGATGTTTAGGCTCGACTTCTCTACAGTTGGAAGCATTGTTCGCAGGGAGACGTGGAAGGAATAAGCCGGGGCTGGGCAGGTCTAGGACAAAGAGCCCATCTGCCTGTAAAGCAGACGCCTTCGGGTTGTGTGGGTGCGAATCCCACCTCCGGCACCAAAACTCGTGCCCTTGTGGATAGGCGGTTCGATTCCTCACGCGCCCACCAAAGACTTCGCGGCTCGACGCGATCCTGAAAGACGTGAACAGGGATACCGAAGGAAATGTTGGCCCTGCGCGTCGAGCCCGTACTGCCCTGTCATCTAACGGTAGGATGCTGGTCCTTGAAACCGGTCATGAGCGTTCGAGTCGCTCCGGGGCAACCAATCTTTCTGGGGGAGTAGTCGAGCAGCAAGACGCCTCGTTGCCAACGAGGAGATCGCGGGGGCGGAACCCGTCTCCCCCTCCAACGGCCCGTAGCTCAACGGTCAGAGCACTCGGTTGATAACCGAGCGACGAAGGTTCGACTCCTTCTGGGCCGACCAGATTTCTACATGGTGGCCATGGTGTAGTAGCTCTGCACGCCTGACTGTCACTCAGGAGGTACGGGGGCGGAACCCGTTGGTCACCCCAAAATTCCGGGACGTAGGGGAATGGTACCCCGCCTCTTTGGGGTAGAGGAAGTCGCGAGTTCGATTCTCGCCGTCCCGACCACGCCCGCATAGGTCAGAGGCAGACCGCCAGCATGACACGCTGGAAACGGAGGTTCGATTCCTCCTGTGGGCACCACTAGCCGGTGTAGGATAACGGCAGTCCACCAACTTGGTAAGTTGGGAGAGCGGGTTCGACTCCCGCCATCGGCTCCACCTGCTGGCGTAGCTCAACTGGTAGAGCACCTGTTTTGTAAACAGGCGGTTGCCCGTTCAACCCGGGTCGCCAGCTCCAATAAAAAAGCCCTCCGACAGGGAGGGCCAAAGCTGGGTTGTCCACTAGGGACTGGACCAGCAGTATATCACGCCGCTCTGGTGCAACAGCAGCACGCCGGTCTCATAAGCCGGAAATCCCGGGGCAGCTCCGGGGGGCGGTACCACGGAGGGGTAAGCGGGTGGGAACCCGCCGCCGTCTCGAAATCGGATGGCACCCGAGATTCAACCGGGTGTGGGGTTCGACTCCTCACCCCTCCTCCACGGAGACGAAGGCAGTCAGCGTGCCGCAGCGGCTTGAACCCGCTTGCCCGGCCAGTCCGGGTCGCGTGTGCAACTCACGCCGTCTCCTCCAAAACATTCACGGAGGCGTTGGGCATTGGCAGGCCCACTTCCTTGGAAAGGAAGCGTCGTAACTGGCGTGCGCGTTCGACTCGCGCCGCCTCCGCCATGGAGAGGTAGGCTAATTGGTAAGCCACCACTTTGCTAAAGTGGCGCTGTAAAAGGCTTGCGGGTTCGAGCCCCGCCCTCTCCGCCATCAAGAACAAAGGGTCCTGATCAGGATAGCGTGCTCAGCACGATGGTCGGGCCAAGAATGGACGCGTGGCCAAATAGCAAGGCACCCGTTTGCAAAGCGGGTAGTGCAGGTGCAAGTCCTGCCGCGTCCTCCAAATATTTGCCGGGGTAGCTCATTTTAGTAGAGCGCCTGCTTCGTAAGCAGGAGGTGGCGGGGGCAGAGCCCGCCCTCGGCTCCATTCCAGCGTGAGGTAATGGTAGCCTGACGGATTGTTAATCCGTTCGCGGTGGTTCGACCCCACCCGCTGGAGCCAATCTTGTCCCCGTGGCCGAGCAGAGAGGCTCCCGTCTTCTAAACGGGCCGACGTGGGCGCAAATCCCACCGGGGATACGGCCTCGTCGTCTATCGGAAGGACGCCGCCCTCTCAAGGCGGAAAGGTGGGTTCGACTCCCATCGAGGCTGCCAATCTTGGGCCGCTCGTCTACGAGGTAGGATCTCTGGTTTTCACCCAGAAGAACGGGGTGCGACTCCCCGGCGGCCTACCACGCCTCCGTAGTCTAACAGGAAGAGACCCGGTTTTTACCCGGGGGATGGAGGTGCAAATCCTCCCGGAGGCACCAACAAAAATATTCGCCTTCGTAGGTCAATTGGAAGACGACCTCGCTCTTAACGAGGGGATCTCGGTTCGAGTCCGAGCGAAGGCACCAATCTTGCCCCGGTGCTTGGAATTGGCATACAGCCCTCACTCAAAACGAGGGGCCGAAAGGCGTGTGGGTTCGACTCCCTCCCGGGGCACCGTGGGCCTCTGATGGAACAGCAGACATGCCGGTCTTAGAAGCCGGTGCCGAAAGGCGTTGGGGTGCGACTCCCCCGAGGCCCACCAAAACATTCATGCGCGGGTGGCGGAACTGGCAGACGCGCTGGTCTCAGAAGCCAGTGGGTAACACCCGTGGAGGTTCGATTCCTCTCCCGCGCACCAAGCCCTCTTGGCGTAATGGCAGCGCACCTAGCTTACACCTAGGCGGCGGGGGTTCGATTCCCTCAGAGGGCACCAATATTTGCAGCCGTGGCGAAATGGCAGACGCGTCCGTTTGAGGGGCGGATGGGGAAACCCGTGGAGGTTCGACTCCTCTCGGCTGCACCAAATTCAACGGGCCATGGGGTAATCGGCAACCCGCCTGCTTCGGGAGCAGGAACATCCCGGTTCGAGTCCGGGTGGCCCGACCAATCTTCATGGGCCGGTAGCTCAGCGGCAGGAGCGGCCAGCTCATAACTGGACGGTAGCGGGATCGTCACCCGCACGGCCCACCAACAGGCTCAGGGGTAGATAGCGACCCGCCTCGCTTGGAACGAGGAGAAGGAACGTGCAAGTCGTTCGAGCCTGACCAAATATTGGAGCGTTCGCTGTCGCTGCGGAGGTAGCAGTACCTCCTAGCTCATGGGACAACGGCCCAAACGAGTATCCGTAAGTCTCCAGCGCCCACACCCGCGAAGGGGCGCAAGAGGCGAGGCAGGGCGGTGGCATACGCCCGTCACGACCTGTACCTCGGAGATGATCTTGGCCGGGTCGCCGCAATAAGGGTTTGGGGTAAATCCTGCCGCGAAAGCGAGACGGGGCATGAAAGGTAGCGGGTGCCACGGCGACTAAACCCCGCAGCAGGTGAGTGGATAGGCAAAAGCGAGGTCAGCGAACGCTCCTTTAGGCCCCCGTGGTGTAGCAGAGGCACAGCTGTTTCCTAAACAGCAAGGTCCGGCGCAACTCCGGACGGGGGCTCCAAACATTCGCCCCGGTAGTGAAATGGACATCACGGCTCCCTCCGAAGGAGTCATTGCGAGTTCGAGTCTCGCCTGGGGCACCATCTCCCCGTCCCGTAACTGGACAACGGTCCCGGCTACGAACCGGGCACATACAGGTTCGAGTCCTGTCGGGGAGACCAAAGCTTGGCGCTGCTGTCTGGCCTGATATGATTGGTGAGATGGATATGAACGCCCAACGGAAGATGTCCCGGCCGACCCTGGTGCTCAACAAGCACTGGAGCCCGATCCAGACCGCCCCGGTACAGGAGGCGATCAGCCTTGTGGCCAAGGGCTCGGCCAAGATCATCGACCCGAAGACCTTCGAGGCCCACGATCTGCTGTCGTGGAACGACGTCTCCAAGGCCAAGGGCCAGTTCGAGGACTCGGTCATCCGGTCCGCCCACCTTTCGCTGGTGGCCCCGGAGGTGATCGTCCTGACCGGCTACGAGGGTCTTGCGGTCCGTTCGGTGGTTTTCAGCCGGAAGAGCTTGTTCAAGCGGGACCGGTACACGTGCCAGTACTGCGGCAAGCAGCCTGGTCCGTCGGAGCTGACCATCGACCACGTGATGCCGAAGTCCCGTGGCGGGATCTCGTCTTGGACCAACTGCGTGCTGGCCTGCGTGGAGTGTAACAAGTTCAAGGCCAACCGTACGCCGGACGAGGCCAAGATGTCGCTCCGCAAGGTTCCGAAGAAGCCGTCTTGGAAGGCTCTGGCGGAGATCCCGTCGGTCGCCCGCCGGGAGTCGTGGGAGCAGTTCCTGTCTCGCGCCTACTGGGAGGTCGAACTCGAAGCTCGATGACCTTGCTCCTGTCCCGGCCTGATGGTACTATTGCCGTAAGGTACCGGGACAGGAGAGAGGTTCATGGCTGAGCGGCTCTTCGAGGATCTCAACAACCTCCTCAAGATGATCGAGGAGGAACCCAAACCGTCTTCTCCTCCGCCCGCAGCTCCGGAAGCCCAACAGCCTCAAGACCTTGAGTCGGCCGCCAAGCGTCTGAAGGACCAGCTGGCGGCGATTCAGGAGATTGTCACTACGGCCGAGAAGACCGCCCCGCTCAAACGGTTCATCTGGCTGGCATGGGGTGCCGTCCAGTCCCTCGCGTCCGACATCGACGGCATCGAAGAAGAGCTGAAGAAGAAGGGGAAGGAGATCGGGAAGGACACGACGGCGGCCGTTCAGGTCATCGCCGACCTGAAGAAGCTCATGGGGCCTCTGACGGACGCCATCGACAGTCTTAACACCATCTCCAAGGGGTAGGGATGTCCGACGTTAAGAAGTTGCTGGAAACGCTCAAGGCCGATCTGGTCGAGGAGCCCCGCAACCGGGACCTGTACGCCGCCTACGAAGGCGTGGTGGACAACATCGTCGACGCTGTGGTTTCTACCATGGTTCGCGGGGTGGACGACATCCTGCAGCAGGTCCACGACAAGGCGGAGATCTTCCACAAGGACGAGGAGATCGCCAACGACGTGCTCACCCGCGTGATGGGGCGGCTTCCTGATGCCATTAACCGGGTTCTGCGTGGAAGAGGCAAGTAGTGGCTGAGGAGTTCTACGCCGTCCCGAACGTCGGCCCGATCATCGAGAAGTCGGGCGGCGGAACGTTTGCCAACGACGACGATCTGTCGAAGTACCTGCTTCGCCGGATGGGCAAGGGCGTCGTTCAGGTTGAGATCACCAACGACCAGCTGGCTGACGCCATTCAGGACACCAAGCGCTGGTTCGTGGCCAACTGGGGCATCCACCGCGTTCGCACGTTCCAGATGATCCAAGGGGTCACGGAGTACACCCTGTCGACGGACGTGGCGGATGTGCTGGCGGTTTACGTGGAGGCTGTGCGGATCCCGCCGCTGGTCTTCGACCGGGAGTTCCCGTTCTACTTTCCGTTCCCGATGCGTGCCGAGGGCGGCGTGGTGTTCAGCTACCCGGCTGGGCTCTACAGCGCCCTTGTCCAGCAGCTTCAGTGGATCGACCAGCTCAAGCGGATCTTCAACGCCGAGGTCGAGTTCGACTACGTCGACAGCACCCGGCTTCTGAGGATCATGGCTCCCGGCAACCAGTCCGGCCTCTGCATGGTGGAGTACATCTCCAACTGCGTGGACGTCAAGGATCTGTTCGGGATTGCCGAGGAACTGTTCGTGGACTGGGCCCGGGCGGAGCTGATGGAACGGGTGGGCCGCGTGCGGTCGAAGTACGGCGGCATCCCGACGGCCGGTGGCGAACGGACCCTCGATGGAGAGCGCCTGCTGGAAGAGGCCAAGGCCCTCAAGGACGAGGTCAGGACGAGGGCCATCGAACGCGGGTACCCCATCACGTTCCTAAGAGGCTGATTACTAAGATGCTGCGCGTGTTTACGCCGAGACGGTACTCAATGGAGGCTTACCGAGAGGCGGAACGCCTGTACACCTCCGGTGCGTCCTCGACAGTTGTTGACCGTCGAATGGGGTGGCGGGATGGTGTTGCGCGGGATTACCTTCGTCGGATGGGTTTGATGCGTTCGGCTTCCGACGCTAAAGTCTTGGCGTGATTCCATTTGTTCGCGGATAACTGCATACTGTGCAGTTGGGGGGAAACATGGCGTCGCGTGGCGATAACAGCCTCACGTGGGAGATCGGGGACAAGAGCTACACCGTCTACTTCGACGTCTCTGGTCGCTGGACCAAGTCCACCTTTCATGACCCGGGCGATTCTCCAGAGGTGGACATTACCACCGTTGTGGACGACGCCACCAACAAGGAGATTCCACGTTCCGAGTGGGCCGCCGCAGGCTTTGATCGGTCTGTGCTGGACGAGATCACAGACCGTGCCTTGGAGATCTTCAAGGACGCCGAGCCTGAATACGAGCCGGACGACCGTACCGACCGGTATGACTTCGAGGAGTCGTCTGGAAACAAGCCGTACAAGTACCGGATAAACCGTCCCGGCACGCAGTTCCACGACCTTGAGTTCCTCGTAGCCTACGAGATCGAACCCAAGTTTGGCGGCGACGCGGGAACCCCCATCGGCAACGAGGTCCAGATCGTTGGCATCGCCCGTGCCTCTGACCCCAGTCGTCAGATCCCCAAGGACATGTGGCACATGTTCGGCATCGACGACGACGAGTTGGACGCCATCAAGGACGCCGTCATCGACAACGTTGCCGCTCTGGAGAATCCGTATCGGCGCGAGGGCATGTCTCGCTGGGGTCGCCTGAAGGGCGGTTACGGGGAGTGGCAGGCCGGTACGGAGGTCGAAGTCGTCGACGTCAAGCGGAACTCGGACGGCAGCAAGGACGTCCTCATCAAGGGGCCCGACGGCAAGACGGTCCCTATCAAGCTGGATCAGGGTGAAGAGTTCGAGAAGTTCATCGATATTCTGGAGAAGAGGACTATGGCAGACATGACCGAGGAAATGCGTGCGCTCGCCGGACTGCCCGTCCGTCAGGCTCCCACGGCTCCGATCACCACCGAGGCTGACCGCGCCGTCCAGAGGGACTGGCGGCGGATGGCCGTCAACCCCAGCAAGAACCTCGTGGAGACCAGTGAGACGACCGGCGGGGCCATCGTGCCCGCCAGCTTCGTCTTCCCGGACCTTGGGGCTCTTCTGGGCTACACCCAGCAGAAGCTCCCTACGACCCTTCTGCGGTGCATCGACCGGATGACCCCGGAAGGCCAGAACGCCATGGCGGTCATGCTGAACGAGCTTCAGAAGCTGCGTCCTGCTGCGGACCACCTCGTCGAGGTGTTCGCCGGGATCGTGGACGGCATCGACAAGTTCGACGGTGGCAGCATCGAGGGCAGGGAGGTGGCGCGGGTGTTCCGGTACATGATGGACGCGGCCCGCTTCACGCAGGGCGGAGCGGAGCTGACGGAGCAGCTGTGAGGCACATCAAGCCTACCCTCGATGAGCTTCGCGGGGTCCTCGGCGGCTGCGGCTTTGCCAAGGTGAAGTCCGAAGACCTGTCCGACGCCACGGAGTTGCACAAGGAGATGACGGACCACCTTGCCTCCACGTTCGGCAAGCTGCTGGACGATCAGGATCTGAAGGACAGCTCCGAGATCGCCATCTACTGGTTCGCCAACGATCACCATCGCGGGCAGGCTGACCCGCTGTACTCCATCCTGTCCCAGTCCCCGTACACGCCCGGACCCATGATGAGTTCGGCAGCGGACGAGGGCGAGACGGTCGATATGCTCTATCAGGAGCTGGTCGACGCGTTCTCCAACCCTGGGAAGCCAATCTCGGAGATGAGTCAGGAGGAGGCTGACGACATCGTGAACGAGGTGGCGGAGGCCGCTTATAGCATGGCTGCCCGCAGCGCCGCCGAGGCATGGAGCACGTCCGAGGATCCCGGCAAGTGGATCGTGGCCACGTTCGGAGACTTCACGGCGGCCAACGGGGAAGTGCTTCCCGAGGATGAGGCCCCGCTTCCTCCCGAAGGGTTCGTCATGTTCGAGCAGGGCCGGATCCCGGCTGTTGAAGAGTGCGTGCCCATGGAGCACGTGATCCGCGCCGTGGCCAAGAAGCACCCCGGTGACCGTGAGGCCGGGGCGGTCCTGCGCCGCTTGTGGCAGGAGCAGGGCTCTGAACGTTGCATGTCCATTTCCGGGAAGTCGCAAGTCTATCGGAAGGAAGGCGACGTCTCGAATGTGGCCGAATCCACCAGGTATATGAGCGCCAAGTATGTCTCGGATATCCTCGGGATTATCATCTCCGACATCATGAAGGGTCGGGCCAAGTGGGCGCTCGACAACCTTCAGAAGTTGAAGAAGGACCTTGAGACCGGCAGCCTTGAGATCGCGGAGAGGAAGTAAAATGGGTCAGAACAAGAAGTGGTCGTCGGCCGATTTTCAGGAGGTTCTCCAGAACCTCAAGAGCGCCGTCTCCGAGTCCGCCCCTGTTAAGCAGGAGGTCCTGGGACAGGAGACCTTCCTCGGGATGCAGAAGCTTCACGAGGCCCTCACCAATCTGGAGATCGCAGCCGACCACTTCGAGGCCGACGGCAACAAGGACGACGCCGCAAGCATCCGGGCGGCCTACGATCAGCTCAAGGTCATTAAGGACGGCTTTCAGCAGCAGTTCGACGCCGAGCTGGCCGCCCGCGAAAAGGCGCTTGAGGGCGTTGCGGCCCCGCTGTCCGGTGATCACCGGATGGAGGCCAAGGACTTCAACCCGTTCGCAGTCTGCAACGCAATGGCCAAGAAGCACGGGTGGTCCAAGGACAAGACGGAGAAGTGCATCCTGAAGCTCAAGGAAAAGCCCGGCGCGACGTATGAGGAACTTGGGAGGCTGTAGTGCCCCAGGACCCCATCCAGCACAAGTTCGTACCGAACAACCCGGTTCCGGGGGTGCCCAACGCACCTCCGAACCTTGGGCAGACGGAGTCCTCTGACCTCACCCCCAGAACCTCGTACCCCAACCCCTGCAATCAGTTCCAGATGTTCCCCACGACGGAGATCGACTTCCTCGACTCCATCAACGCCGAGATGGCCGGGATCGCCGGGGTGGACGCCGAGTACTTCGTGATGAACCGCACCATCACGAACATGGACGCGTTCTACAATGAGCCCACGGCTGATTGGGCGTGGACCAAGAGCTTCCGGATCCGGGTGTTCTACCTGCCCGATCAGGGAGACCCGTCCCAGAGAGAGCCGACCGAGAGGGGCCTTGCTGAGGTCTTTCCCGGACAGGTGACCATCAGCCGACGGATCGCCGAAGAGGTGGGTCTGGGAGCCCCCAAGGAGGGGGACGTCATTCGGCTCTTCCACCACGAAGGACGCGGGTACGCCGACTACGACATCATCAAGGTCAATCCGGATCCCGCCAGCTACTGGGGGGATCAGGGGGTGTTCCTGCAGTTCCTCTGCGACGTGGTCCGCCGCGTCAAGTTCCTGCCGGAGCGCCGGTTCACGGCTGGCAACGAGACTGGAGGGGTGACGGAGTCGGATTCCGACCCGCACTCGTTGACCCAATGAGCCTTGAGCAGGTGCTGGCGGAGCTGAAGCTGTACCTGACCAATCCGCAGGCGTTTCCGGCCGACCGGGTGTACGCCGCAGGCAAGGTGGGTACGTTCGATCTGGGGGCTCATGTTCCTGAGCCTTTGGGCGTACCTGAGAACGACAGGTTGACCTATGACCCCGACAGGTTGGCCTCGATTTTGGGCCGCCTGAAGGGGTATACTCATGTACCCAGAACCAGACCGTTGGCGGTTGCGGCTACTAGGGCGGAGAGACGGGCGTGAACGACGGGGAACAGATCAGAAAGTCGATCTCGGAGCTTCGTAAGCTCTGCGTCGAATCTGACACTCCTTCTTGTTCCGAGCCGGTCAGTAAGCTGCGCACGGCTGCTGACCGGCTCTACTACATGACCAAGGAGAATTCCGACGGGATCACCACCGCACTGCGGAAGGTCCTGGAGGATCTGGACGCCGCAGTCCAGACGGCGGGGGGAGCGGACAGCAAGTGGGGTCGCCGGGTGATGGACCTTGCCCGTAAACTTGATGGCTTTGAGGTATCGACGGCTTTGGAACTGCGGTCGGTCGTCGAAGGCTTCGCCCGGCCCTCTTCACTTCACTTCGTCTGCAGCCTGCCTGCGTTCCCCGAGAAGAAGATCAGCTCCCTGATGACGGACCTCTACGATCTCGCCGACGAGATGAGCGGGGTCACGGATGACTAAACTTCAGGAGCTGCTGTCTGATCTCAGAACGGTCGCCGGTCTTGGTGAGGCGCGTTCGGCGTTCGACGCGGTCGGTGCCGAACGTGCTTTGGACAACGCCATCGATTTCATCGACAAGAACTGGAAAGAGGCGGTTGCCAAGGACGCCGTGGATCTGGCGGGCAGTTGGACCGAAATTTTCGACTACCTCGTCAGTCAGGACAAGGACGTCCTCGTCAAGGACGGCAAGCCCTCTTCGGAAACGCAGTGGGTGCGCAAGAAGCTGCGGGAGAAGGGCTACGCGTTCGACAAGCCGCCTGGCTCCGACAAGGAGTTCGTGTACGCGCCGGGGAACAGCCCGTACCACCTCAAGCTTGACCGTCTGACGACTGCCCAGAAGGACGCCCGCAAGGCCCTTCGCAGTGCTACGACTGATCAGGAGAAGAAGGACCTCAAGGCGGCCATGGACCAGCTGGCTGCCGATAAGGAGGATGTGGAGGCCCACATCAAGCGGCTGGAAAAGCGCAGCGCACCGGAGGACGTTTCGGAACCTGTTGCGACGTTTGTTCCGTCCAAGGAACTCAAGGCCCTCCAGAAGGACGCCAAGGCGGCAGAGAAGCGTGCCGACGCCGCCCTCAACGCCAAAGACCGCGAGGCGGCTCTCAAAGATCTGGCTCGTATCCAGACCGCGATTGCCAAGGAGACCGCCGATCTTGAGCAGGCGCAGGGTGTTTCCGCGTCCGGCGAGCCTACCAAAGGGGACAGGAAGAAGCCTGCTTCGCCCAAAAAGCCCGACGACGAAAAAGATCAGCGCCTGAAGTCTCAGGACAAAATCATCGGGGCCTATCAGGGTACCGCGCAGGCCAAAGACGCCGTGGACCAGTTCAAGGCAGGCATGGAAAAGGTGCTTGACGGATTGGAGGGCGATGCGGCGCAGGGCAAATTCGACAACGACCGCCGCATCCGACTGCAAAACCTGATCCGTACTCTTGAGCAGACGGTTTTGGCGGGAGATAGTGCGCTTCGCAAGGTTGGCGTTGTGCGTGGCGAGCCCGAAAAAGATAAGAAGGTTGCAGAAGGGGTGGAAAATGCCTGAGCAGGGTATGTGGGGATTCGGACAGGGCTTCTCCGGAGAGAAGTGGGACCAGGAGTCCTTCTTCGGCGAGATCAAGCGGCTGTCCGGTATCCCGGTGAAGGAGTCAGCCGACGGGATGGACTGGGGCAAGCTCGACGAGCTGGCCAACCTGTTCGCCTCCCTGAGCGGCTCGCTCCGGCAGGTGATCCAGAAGAAGGACATGTCGGAGGCGGGCGGTCTGGCGGCCATGGCCGTCAAGTTCGCCAACGACTTCAAGCAGGTTGTCGGCGACCAGTACCCGGCGGAGAACCCTCCGGCTCCGGAGGATGTTCCGATCCCGTCCGGTCCCGGTGCCGAGGTGGAGGCTTAAATGTTCGAGAGCTGGAACATGGACGGCGCGGACGTTAAGCCCGCTCCTTGGAAGCAGGAAGACTTCTTCGGCGAGGTCCGCAAGCTTTCCGGGATCAAGGAACCCACACCGGAAACGGTGAAGCCGCGTGGCCTGTTGGTCTCCCGGAACGAGTCCATGAAGGCGGAGCACGCCCTTGGTTCGTACGGGGTCGAGTACACCGTAGAGGACGTGGACAGCAGCACCCTCCGGATCGTCGCGCAATCGCTGGATCAGGCTGCTGGCCTGCTTCGGCATGCCAAGGTGGCCTTCAAGGAGGACATGGTCGAGGCGAAGGCCGAGGTTGCGGAGCCGACCAAGGACGAGCGCGATCAGGGCGAGATCCTCGTCATGCTTTCGGCCGCCCAGTCCCTTGCCAAGGCGTTGAACCTGAGTCAGGCGGCGCAGGATGCCGTCCTCAACGCCATTGACAAGGTCACCAGTGAGCTTGGAAACAAGGCGTAGAGACTTCACGCCCGGCGGCCGGGAATCCAATCCCGGATGGCCGCGGACGTTCGTCCCGTACGTCAATAGCTGGATCAACGAGATCAAGAAGACCATGGCATCGGAGGGAGGCATGGACAAGATCAAGGCCCTGCTGGCGGACCTGAAGGCGAAGGCCTGCGGGGAGCTTTCTGAGGCTGCCGCTGGCACGGCTCCTGTTGCCGAAGTTGGGCAGGTGATGGACGTCACGCTGGCCAAGGCGGCGGAGCAGAACTACGCCTACAAGGGCAAGAAGCAGTACCAGCCTCCCGGCAAGCCCACCAAGGACTGCGAGACCGTGGAAGGCCCCGGAGCCTTCGAGGACATCGCCAAGTCGATCAAGGCGCTGTCGGCGATCATCGAGCAGGGGGAGGAAGGGGATCCGGGGAGGGAGGCGGGCGAGGCTCCGGAGTCTGATCCGAAGCCGGAGGCTGAGCCTGAAAAGGCGGAGCCCTCCGAACCTTCGGATGAGGCTCCGGACCTCGCTTCAGCCATCAAGAACAACCTCGCCCATGGTATTGCCGACGGCGTGGTCAGCTCCTTGGCGGCTGTGTTCGGCGATCCGATCAACTTCGCCGACGCCGAGGTGCTCAAGGCCGTCGACGAGGTGGAGCGCCAGTACAACCAGAAGGGCCGCCAGTTCTTCACCCAGCTCCGTGCCGAACTGAGGGACATCGGATCGGTCGACCGCGATAGGGCGGTTCGGGCTGCGGTCCGCGTCTTCCGTGAGCTTGCCTGAGCCTGTAGACGAAGCCCGCAAGAAGCCCAAGCGCGTGTCCATGGCGTACACGTGCAGCGTGGACGCTTTCCGGCGGAATGCCAAGCGGCTGGAGAAGGAGGGCTACCCCTCCTCGCTGGCTTACGCACAGGCCTATCAGGCCCTCTCGTTCGCCTGCGAACGTACCAAGCGGGAAGCCGGAGTCGTTCTCATGGCTCCCGCCAACGAGTCCCTGACCTTGGATGAACTGACCTTGATTGCCAAGGGGCTTACAGAATCGCTGTTGTCGTGATCACGAAGAGCAAGAACTTCGACGACGTCATGGAGGCCTTGGAGGAGCTTGAGCCTCGGGCCAGAACATACGCACGTCAGGTGTTCGCAGCGCTCGGCGATGACGTTTTCGACCGTGTTCGTGCGCTGCTGAGGCCGAAGTTCTGGTGGCAGAAGCCGTTCAAGAAGAGCCTCAAGTACGGGTACCTGACCGACAAGGATCAGGACTTTCTGGCGGTCTACGGCGACAAGCCCGGTTTCGTGAACCATCTGGATGCCACGCGCATGCTGATCTGGTTCGGGAATACGACCAACAAGATGCTGGCCTCCAGAGCCGACCTTTTTCGCAAGTTCAATCCGTGGACCGTGGACACGCTGCCCAAGGTTGCGGCCGACCTGTATGGGGCGCGTGCCAAGGTGCGGGTGATGTCCCCCGCCGTTGTTACGCAGCGCAGGCGCGAGCTTCGGAAGCAGATGCCGCAGATCATGAAGACCCTGCTGGCCAACAAGGTGCCCATCAAGAAGGGTCCGGCCAAGCTCAACAATCGTACGGTCTTCGATCTTGAGCACGCTCTGCTGTCTCAGGAGTTCTTCAGGGGCGGCCGACCGGTATTTCGGCAGGTGCTCCGGCAGATCAACCAGTTGGTGGCCAGAGCGTCGGCCGAGGTGGACCCGGACATGATGCTGGACCCTGAGCAAGGTACCGCCGAGAAAGACGGCTTTGGGGAAATTCCCAAGCTTGATCCCGCTTTGCTCCCCTCCATCAGCGAATTCCAGAGTAAAATCATCGGAAAGAAGGTGAGGGAGTAGTGGCGGATCCTTGCAAGCCCAACGACTGCGAGACGAAGTCCTGCCACTTCAACGACGGGACCAAGTTCCCCACCACGTGGGGCTACAAGACCGGGCTCGTCGACGTCGGGGCCTACGACCGTGGGATCATGCGGACCCTCGGGGTGGAGCTGCAGGATCCGGTCATCGGGGATCGTCCTCGTTTGTTCACCAGAGTTCCTGGAATTCAGGGAACCCAGGAGGACAAGGTCACGGTGGTCTACGCCAATCCGGAGCAGGTCTTCTCCACCTACAAGATCCCCATGATCCTGATCCGCCGGGATTCCGTTACGCCTGCGCTGCAGCACGCCTTTGCGTGGCAGAACGAGTACAACGTCCCGGCCGAGAATTCCCGATTGATCACCAAGGTTGACCCCAACACGGGCATCTGTCTGGGGCAGGGCTACTCCCATATGGAGACCAAGCCTAGAGCCTTCCCGTACGACATAGGGTACACCATCGAGATCTGGGCCAGAAAGCGGTTGGACGCCAATAAGATCCTGCAGAAGGTCTTGAGTGTGTTCCCCCCGTACGGTAATATGCTGGTCGTAGATAGCGTAGGGTGTGCCCGGTCTTACTTGGCCTTGCAGGAGGGCTTTTCCGAGATCACCGAGATCACGGACATCATGAACCGGCAGCCCTCGTACGCGGTGACCCTCACCGTGCAGGGTGAGCTGGATTCCGCGATGCCCGAGACCCGGAAGACGGTTGACACCTTCAACGTCACCCTCTACCAGAAGGAAAGGGTGCTGTCCTGCAGGTGCTGGGAGTGTTCGGGCACGGCGAACGAAAGCAGGCGTTGTCCGTAAAGGAGAGAGGCATGGCAAGCCAGTTCGGCGTCTACAAGAACGTCACCATCTACCCCCTTTGCGTGAAGCTTCCTGCCAAGGACGTCGCCAGCCTTCCGCCCGGCAAGACGGCGGTCTTCGCTGATGCGTGGCCCGGCGTGAAGGATCAGGTGGAGAAGGGGAAACTGGTACGCGTTGCCGACGCGCCGAGCCAGAACGTGGTTTCGGTCGTCGCCAACGGGTAGTCCGGAGTAGGAGGGAGGATCGGAAATGGCCATTCCCAAGAGCCCTGGAGTCTTCGTTCAGGAGGTTGCCCCCACGCGGGTTCCGCAGGGGGTGTCTCCTTCCAACATGGGTATTGTCGGGTTCACGGTGCAGGGGCCTGTCAACGTGGCTACCCTGGTCGAGAGCTACGACGAATTTACCCGCAAGTTTGGCGGGGAGACCGACCTCTCGCTGGTTCCCCTCTCGACGCAGGCGTTCTTCGAGAACGGTGGCCGTCGGGCGTTCGTGGTCCGCGTCGTCCCGGCTGGGTCGGAGACGGCTGAGGTCGAAGTCGACGCCCCGGCCAAGTGGACTGTTGACGCCATCTCGCCGGGAGAGTGGGGCAACCTCCTGAAGTTCCGTTTCGTTGGCGATCCCGACTTCCTCAACACGTCCGGTCCGTTGCCTGTCTGGGAGCGGTTCGACGTGCAGGTGCTGCAGTTCGACGCCAGCGTGGGGGCCTTCCTCGCGCAGGAAGTCTTCCAGCAGGTGGACCTGACCAACGCCAGCTCTCCAGCCTTCATGCCGACGGTGGTCAACGACGACCAGCGCGGAAGCCAGCTCGTACGGGTGTCGGAAGGCCTCAACGGGGTTCCTGACGCCATGGCGGCCACGAACGTGACCGGTGAAACCATCGCCACGGGTGACGGCGTCACGACACAGTTCACCGGCTTCCTCGCCCAGCCGTCGGTGTACCCCGGCAGCATCGCGATCTCGACGGCCATCACGCTCCTGAGCGTGACGGACAACAGCTACGGAAGCTTGGTAGGCGACGTGTCGGCTGCCGGGCTCAACATCGTCAACTACGAGACTGGTGAGTTCAACGTGACGTTCGATCTGCCGCCTGCCCCGGGCGAGCCGGTCACGGCGGACTACATCCACCTCAACAACGAGGTGACGTTCGATCTGGCCGGTGGCACGAACGGCGTGGGAGTGATCACCCGCAATCAGGTGACGAACCCTCTGCTTGAGACCAACAAGCAGGGCATCTACGCCTTCAACGCCGTCGAGGACATCGTCAATATCATCCTGCCCGACTTTGCCGGTGACGAGCAGGTGATGCAGGATCAGGCCGAGTTCTGTGACTCCAAGCAGGACCGGTTCACGATCCTGACGACACCTCCGGCCCTGACTCCGGCCGAGGCCATCACGTTCATCCGGAACGACTACGCCCGGAACAGCCGGAACGCGGCCGTGTACTACCCGTGGGTCAAGGTTCTGGATCAGGCCACGCAGGGGATCCGGACCATCCCGGCTCTCGGGCACATCGCCGGGATCTATGCCAACACGGATCTGAAGCGGACCGTGGCCAAGGCTCCGGCTGGCATCGATGATGGCCGGTTCCAGGGCATCTTCGCCATCGAGCGGAAGCTCGAACGGGTGGATCTGGACAACCTGTACCAGAGCCGGATCAACCCGCTGTTCAGCTCCGAGACGACCGGTGACATCGTGTTCGGCGTCCGGACCGGCAGCCTGGATGTGGCGTGGCGCTACATCAACGTTCGCCGGACCTTCATCTACGTCGAGAAGGTCCTGTTCCGGGAGACGCAGTTCGCGCTCTTCGAGAACAACGGCCCGGACCTCTGGTCCCGCGTGTCCATGACGCTCAACGGCGTGCTGACCTCGATGTACAACGCCAAGATGTTCGCGGGGAACACGCCGGAGGAGGCGTTCTTCGTCATCTGCGATCAGACCAACAACACGCCGCAGGACATCGAGGACGGCGTGGTGAACATCGATGTGGGCATCGCTCCGCAGAAGCCTGCCGAATTCATCATGATTCGGATCCAGCAGAAGCAGGTTCAGGCTACGACGACATAGGAAGGGGGAAACCATGGAACTGACGCTGAAGGGCATCCTTAACCATCTGGCCTCGTGGTTCGTGGCCGGAGTGGGTCTCGGCCTCGGCTGGTGGCTCGGTGGCAAACTCAAGGATCTTGCCTGCAAGCTGATCCCGGCCAAGAAGTGCGCTGAAGCCCCGAAGGTGCTGACCGAGAACAAGCCCGAACAGAAGGCGTAGGGAGGGTTTATGGCACGCTCGATTGCCACGGACTTTTTGCATTTGTTCAAGTTTCGGGTGACGGAGCCGTCGAACTTCCTCAACCCGGCGGCTGGCTTCTCGTCCGTGACCATTCCGGACTTCAGCCAGCCCGAGGTGACGTACCGCGAAGGCCTGTACGTCTACACGCGCAAGTACCCCGGTATCCCCGAGTTCTCCAACATCACGCTTTCTCGCGGCGTGGCCCGGTCCGCCACGGACTTCTTCAACTGGATGCTCCAGCCCATTAACGGGCAGGAGTACCGCACGACCATCGAGATCCAGCACTTCCATCGTGCGGACCAGAAGCAGCCGTCGGCCCGGTACATCCTCAAGGAGGCGTTTGCGGTCCGGATGCGCCCGACCGGCGATCTGGACGCGAACAGCCCCGAGGTGGCCATCGAGGAACTGGAGATCGCCTTCGAGGAGCTGCTGGTCCAGCGGACCGGTGGTGGCCTTGGCCAGACGATCAGCCAGAACGTGGTGCTGGGAACCGGCACCAAGATTTCGACCTAAACTGCACACTGTGCAGTCGGAGGGTTATGGCGCGTAGCGTCCGGGTGGACCACGCCCAGAACTACCGCTTCCGAGTGGCGGTGGTGGACGAGGGTGGGCAGTCTGACATCAGTCTGCTCAGCCCAAAGGCCATCACCCTGTTCGGAGGGTCGTATGCCAGCTTCGCCCGCGTCTCCGTTCCGAGCGTCACCATCGAGACGGAAGAGATCAAGGAGGGCGTCTGGCCGTTCCGCCGCCGGGCCATCGTTGGAGCGTCCATGGACACGGTGCTCCTCGAACGTGGCGTGACCATCCCCGACTCCGACTTCTGGCAGTGGGCCGTGGGAGCTATTACCGGGGAAATCGCCCGCAAGACGGTTATAATCCAGCTGATGGCGAGGACGCAGGAACCGGCCCTCTTTCCCGGTCCGCAACAGGATCGTATGCGGTCGGCATCTCTGAGCGGCTCTCTGAGGCTTGGGCAGGCGGACATCGTGCAGTACAAGGTCAATCCTGTGCTTCCCATTGTGGCCAAGCAGTGGACGTTGCACGAGTGCATCCCGGTTCGAGTGAAGCCCGCCAGCGATCTGGACGCTTCCAGTGCCGAGGTTTCCTTGACGGAACTGGAGATTCACGCCAACTGGATGGAACAGGCCCGGTCCACGTTCATCTCCACTGGCGGTCCGGAGATGCTGATCACGTAAAAATTTTGGGATGAGCTGAGTACATAATGCTCGACGACATGATCCTGAGCGCGGTGGACTGGCAGAAGGCCGTCCTGAAGAGGGACGCGGACGCCTGTGCGGTCTGCAAGAGCACCGAGGGAATCCAGGTCTACTACATCACCCCCAAGTCGTTGGGCGGCCGCACCATCGTGGCCAACGGGGTGACCCTCTGCCTGACGTGCCGGGCCAGCAACGCCACCCGGGCCGGACAGGCGGCGGCCGAGTTCCTCAAGGTTCGGTGGAACGTCCCGCTGTCGCAGGAGTTCCTTCGGGATCTGAACCTGATCTCCATGGCGGTCGGCCGGTCGGTCTCGGACATCGTCCGGGAGGTGATGTCGGAGGCCGTCTTCACCTCCAAGTGGGACAGGCTGGAGACGGTTCCCACCAACGGGTCTCCGCCGGAGCGGACCAACGTGTGGATCGCCAAGCCTGTGTTCGAGAAGTTCGAGCAGTGGTGCAAGAAGCGTGATCTGACCGCGCCCACGGCGATCCGCAGCCTTCTTTGGGCATGGGCGCAGGACATCCAGAAAGGGGTATGACCATGGCGGGAGAGTTGGTGTTCGAGCTGCCGACGGGCTGGCTTGGCCCGGACGGGCAGGTGCATCGTCGCGTCGAGATGCGGGAGATGACGGGGTACGAGGAGGACGTGATCGGGGACGACCGTCTGCCCTACAACGTCAGGATGAACCGCGTGCTGGCGGGGTGCGTGGTAAAGCTTGGTCCCATCACGGACAAGGCCGAGATCGAAAAGATCATGGACCAGCTGACGTCCGTGGACCGGATGAAGCTGCTCATCATGATCCGGGTGGCCAGCCTGCCGGAGCCCTTCGAGTTCGACGTGACCTGCCCCGGCTGCAACAAGAAGGGCACCCACCAGCTGGACCTCCTCACGTTGCAGTTCGAGGGCCTCAAGGATCCCAAGGTTCGGGAGTATGAGATGAGCCTGCCTTCCGGTCGGAAGGCCGTTTGCCGGGTGCTGACGGGAGAGCTGGAGAACAGGATCTCGGAGCTGGAGCGGGCGGACATCATGTCGGGGTCCATCCTGCTTCGGCTGGCCAAGCTTGACGACAAGGCGGACCTTACGCTGGAGGACGTCAAGAAGATGCCTCTCAAGGACCGCACCGCGCTTCGCAACAGGTTCGACGAGATCGAGGGTGGATTCGAGCGGGACATTCAGGTTTCCTGCAAGAACTGCCGGAAGGAGTTCGAGACGCGCCTTGATCTGGGCGTGATGGAGTTGCTCTACAAGAACCTGAAGGCGTGACGTGACCAAGCAGACGTTCGAGTCATGGACCCCGGAGAAGTTCGAGACCACGGGGGAGACCCCGCAGGACCTGCTTCGGAAGGTCGAACTCGACGAACTGGTGGTCAAGTATGCCAACGATTGGTTGGTTCGGTTGTTTCTTCCTCTTGGTATCCGTGAGGCCATGGAGGACGAAATTCAGCTGTTGATGAAGCACCTGCACCAGCCGTACGATGCTGTGATGTTGATGCCGTGCTCTCGTAGGCGGCGTCTGGTGGAGAGAGTGGCGCAAGCCAGCAAGGGTTAACGGATGGCCAAGGGAACGACGGCGTTCGGACTCCTGTTCACGTTCAAGGACATGGCGTCCCGTCAAATCCGGTCCGCCACCAAGGGCGTGGATACCCTGTCCGTCACCATGGAAGACGCCGTTCAGAATGCCACCAAGCTTCAGAATGCCTTCGAGAAGGGCAAAGTGTCTAGATTCCGGCAGGCTGGTAGCGCGATTCTCTCGTTTGGAAAGTCCATCGCATCTGCCTCTGGGAGCACGGAGACCTTCTTGGGTTCTGTCGGCGATCTCGTTGGTGCCATTCCCATTGTCGGGCCGGTAATCGCCAAGACCGGAAGCTTCATTCTTGGAATGATGAACCGTCTCGGTGAGCTTCGAGACGAGCAGAATCGTTGGCAGGTTCAGCTGGGGACCTTGGGGTCCGACATGGCGGCCTTCATGACGCCGTTGATGGATATTTCCAACACGGTTGGCATGAACGTAACGGAGGTGGCCAAGCTGACGCGCTCCATGGGTGACGCTTCGGAGGCCGGTATCGCCCTGACCAAATCTGCAGCCTCCGTTGCTAAGGCATTTAAGCTTGAAAACGACGAGGCCGCTGCCTTTCTCAAGACCACTGACGCGCTCGGTGTTTCAGGTCAGACCTTCAAGGAGTTGAGCGGCACTATCATCCAGCTCGGGCAGCGGTTCAAGTTGCCGGACCTGATGAGGGAGATGCCCGAAATCACCGACGAGGTGCGCAAGTCCAGCCTTCTCATGGGCAACAGCTTTGACAAGCGGATCCAGCCTGCAATCAAAAATGTGGCGAAGTCCGCCGGTATTCTCAGCAAACAGCTGGGCATGATGCCCAAGCAGGCTCTTCAGGTAGCCAAGGGCATGCTGGGCCAGTTCCAGGATCTGGCCGTGAACATGGAACGGGTGTTCACCGGCGTGGACGATGATTTCGACGAGCGCACCCAGAACCTGATGGAGATGTTTGTCCGTTCGGGCAAGAGCGGTGCAGATGCCTTTAGCGCCATTCAGCAGGCCGCCACGGAGGGCGACTTTACCAAGCTTGGGGACGCCTTCGCGCAGGTCATGGAAAAGGGCGGCATTGGCGCTCGCAGGATGAAGGTGCAACTGCAGAAGACGTTCGGGGCAGAGTTCCCAAAGATCATGGAAGCAGCGGCCACGGCATCCGGCAAGAGCGTGGAGGAGATGTTCCCCACGGATAAGTCGGACCCTGCCAAGCGGTTCGACGACTCTGTGAACACCATGCTCCAGAGTGCAGGGAATCTGGAGCAGAAGATCAACTCGTTGGCCGATAACTTCATCAAGAGCATGGGCGGTTCCATGCCGTCGGCGATGAAGAAGCTGGAAGAAGGGTTTGGGACCATTCTTGGAAAGGCTGGCGAGGCTCAGGGCAAGCTGTCCGACTTCTTTGCTGGCATGGACAAGCCTGTTGCCGAAGGCATCGGAGAGATGCTCAAGCAGTACGTGTACCCGTTCGTCGACAAGGCCTTCGACAAGATTGAAAAGGCCATCAAGCCCGTGTTCGACGGAGCCATCATTTGGGCTCAGGACATTATCCGGTGGGGCAAGGAGCTTGGTCCTTACCTGCAGTCTGCTGTCAGCGGGCTGAAGATCGCGGCGGATATTCTTGGCGCTGTTGGTAGCGGCCTGCGGAAAATCCTGTCGTGGCTGGGGCTGGCCCAGTCGGAAGATGAAGTTGACGCGGAAAAGCTGCGTAGCAGTATGCGTTACGCTGGTTCAGGACAGACGCTTAGCAAGGCCGACATGGAACACAATAAGGCCATCATCGACCGGCTTAACGTGAAGGGGGAGCGCGAGGCTAAAGAGGCCTTGGCTGCTCAGGCGGTTCGTGACAAGGAAGCGCAGCTTAGGTCTCAGTACATGTTTACCCGCGCTGGTATGTTCCCTCGCCAGTCTGTCCATGTCGAAATGAAAGCCGTGGGTACGGTGGATTACAACGGTACTCAGAAGATGGAGGCTAAGAAGTCCGTCGATATGACTGGAGGGCCGGTTCCGGCTAACAAGTAATGGCTACGTCGATCAACCGGTACAGCTGGCTTCTGCGCGATCTTCTGCGCCAGAAGGACGGGATCCAGTTCTGGGACTACTTCGAGCCCACCATTGGACCTGACGAGCTGCTAAAGCCTCGTGAAGACGACATCGAGCACACGGTCCGGGACTTTGATCGCATCGATAACATGGCGCAGGAGGTCTACGGAGACCCGCAGCTGTGGTGGGTCATCGCTCTCGTGAACGACCTGCGGCTCGTGCCCAACGAGATGAAGAACGGCCGGGTGTTGCGGATCCCCAGCCCGGCCTTCGTCAAAGAGAAGATGCTCATCCCGAGGACCAGCTAGATGGGCTTCGACTTCTTCGGGGCCGACGTCGACATGAAGATCTGCCTCCAGCAGGGGGTGGAGCTGAATCCCGGACGTTACTCCGTGTCGCCGACCGGCCAGCCTGTCAGGAATCCGGAAGACCCGGATGTCGTTACCGTGGGCCTTCGTACGCAGCTGGGCACCGCTCCCGGATCCTCCGAGATCACCCTTCAGGGCGGCAACGTGGGCGGGGATCAGACGGAGCTTCCTCTGGGATTCTTCCGGTCCATGATGACCCGGTTCCAGATGGAGATCGGGTTCAGCCAGATTCCCAAGGTTCAGATCGACATCGAGCCGCCTTCCAACGATCTTGCGCTGGCCATGTTGAACTCCAACGTGTTCTCGTTCGGTAACGCGCTGGCCGTCAAGTTCGGGTACGTCAACTCGCCCTTCGAGTTCTTCCCCGGTCGCGGCAAGGACTACGAACTGTTCTTTCTTCTCAAACCGGAGGTCAGGTTCGGGGACGCTATCACGTTTACGCTGCACGGTCTGGGGACCGGCATGGCCATGTCCCAGCGTGCCCAGCGGAGCATCCTGTACAAGGCCCGGTCTCCCAAGCAGATCGTGTCGGAGATCGCTCAGAGGGCCGGACTCCAGATGGTCGAGCCGAATTTCATCATCGCTCCGGGGCAGCCTATCGCAGCGTTCTCCGAGCGAACCACCAGTCCTACGGTCGCGCCGGGAAAGGCGGAGTGGGATTCCGCCCGGGACTTCGAGCAAACACAGGTATCCGACTGGGCCTTTCTGCAGGAAATCCTGTCCTCCATCCCGGGGAATCTGACCTTCCTTGTGGAAGGCGACCGGTTGATCATCCAGTCGGAGGCCCAGAGGCTGGCGGGATCGCCCAGAGCCATCTTCCGCTGGTACCACCAGCCCAAGCTGAACGCATCCACAGGGAACCTCACCTCGAACGACGAGCTTCCTATCCTGAGCTTCAACTCTGATACTAATCTGGCCTTCTACCCCATGGCCGCCGCCGGTGTCGCCACCATCGCCGGTGTTGGTCGCGATTCCTTTACGCCCACCGGAAACAGCACCCAGTCTGTGGCTGGCAAGGACACCAGCGCCAAGAAAGGCACGTTTCCGGCCCTGGGGCAGACCACGTTGGCCAGTCCCAAGCTTGGTAATCTTCCGCAGATCACCTGCGGCAGCCAGCGTATGCTGCCCTTCGGTCCGCTGAAAGGACTGGAGGAGGCCATGCAGGTGGCGCAGGCCACCACGGCTGCACCCAACAGCCAGACCATCGCCACCAACTTCGCTCAGGAGGGCCAGTTCTTCGGCAACTGGACGGCTGAGATCACCACCATCGGCGTGCCCACGCTGCGGCCGGGTGACCTCGTGTTGCTCAAAGGCTTCGAGACCGTGGGAACAGTGGTGGAGAAGCTCAACGGAAACTTCCTCGTGAAGAAGATGATCCATACGCTTGGCCCGGAGGGATTCGAGACGCAGCTCACGCTGATGCGGAACTCCACTCCGGGTGAGGGCGTGCCGGTGAACGGGCCGGTCAACGCCAAGACCAGCACTGCGCCAAACACGTCTACGCGCAGAAATCTTCCCATGGACGCTGTTTTGGTCACGGACGCGTACTCATGAGCACCTTTGCGTCGTTCTGGGATACCTTCATCAAGTTCGGGCTTGAGGCCTTCGGACGGTACTACTCCGTCTACAGGGCCAAGTGCTCCGACAACGCCGACCCCAAAAATCAGGGGAGGATCCGCGTTATCGTGGAGGCCTTGGGCAGGACGAACGAGCTGGCCGAATGGGCGTACCCTATCACCCCGTTGGGGTCTAAGGATGCCGCGATGTTCTTCCCGCCCGAGCCTGACGATCAGGTCTACGTCATGTTCGAGAACGGCAACCCGCGATTGCCCATGTACTTGGGCGGCTGGTGGATGCCGGGAAACCTGCCGTCGTCGTTCCAGAAGAACCCGCCCACAGTACGGGGTATTGAGACCAAGAGCGGGCACAAGATCTTGTTCGATGAAGGGTCGTCCACGCCGGGAATCCAGATCGAGACCCAGCAGGGGCACAAGGTGGTCTTGGACGATTCCTCGGGAAGCTTGGGCGTCAAGCTTGAGACTGCAGCGGGCGCAATCGTAAAGCTGAACGACACGGATCAGACGATCACGATTGCCAAGCAGGAGGGGGCTCCGCCGCTGATCCAGATCAATGCGGCGGGGCAGATCATGCTATTCTCGCCGTTTGCTGCACAGGCGTTCGTTCTGGGTACGCAATTCATCAACGACTACTTGCAACACACTCACCCTGACCCGCAGGGCGGAGCCACTGGGCCTCCTTCGCCGAACGGCCTGTATACGTCCTTCAACATCTTTGGGCAATAGACGATGTCGATCCCGCCGATTGATCCGAGTACCACGTGGACGGCCGACAAGGTCAAGTACGCCCTCAATCCGTCCGACTATGACCTGCTGGTCACCAAGGTTCTACCTAAAGAGGTGACCGGGGCACAGTCGACTCTGGCTGCCATCCCCAAGCTTCAGGCTCAACTGGCTGAGCAGCAGGCCACGTCCGATGCCGTGGAGAATCTGTTCTTCGCCCTCGGGCAGTACATCGGGGGTTTGGAGCAGGAGGCGGAAGGGCTCAATGGTCGGGTGGTGGTTCCTATTACTTCTACGGATATCGACGACGGCAAGACTGGTACTGGCGTGTTGTTTACTCCGCCTCCGCCGAAACCCGATCCGGTCACGGATCCTGTGGAGTTTACGGGACCGCTGCGCAAGGCGGACCTGTTTGGCGGTACTCTTGCAGGGGCTGCCAATGAGACGGATGGTCTGGCGAATGAGCTTCCGTACCTGTCCATTGGTGTTCCCACTCCCGCCGACAACACGGCGTGGCAGGCAACGCTGACGGAGGAAGCGACGGGCCTGGCCAAGCAGGCGGCTGGATTGGCCATCGTAGCCGCAGCCCCGTGGAACTTGCCGGTGGGAACCGAACAGGCGCTAGTCGCAGCTGCTCAAGCGGCTGTGGCCTACCACCAGACCTTGAACTTGTTGACGATGACGGGGGTCCAGAAGACGGCCCGGATCGCGGCAATCGGCGTCCGGCAGGCCGAAGTGGCGGCCCGGGTGACGGCCAACGACACCCAGAGGAACGCCGAGTACGAGATGCGGTTCCAGATCCTCGATTCGCTCCTGAACACTCCTCACGGCTTTGGGCGCTTCGAGGCGGTGACCCAGAAGGTGCTGGCGTACGTCACGGAACACAAGGATTTCTACGTGAATTTTGATAAGATCTACTCTGCTGTGATTGGCTAGGAGAGAGGCGGGTGGCCAAGTTCAAGGGCTACAAGTTCCCCTTCCAGAAGTCGGGGTCTGCCGTTCCCGCCAGTGCCATTCCGCCCCAGCTCCTTTCCGATTCCATCAAGCAGATCCTGCTTACCGAACAGGGTGAGCGGGTCATGCGGCCTGACTTCGGAACGCGCCTCCGCCGGAAACTGTTCGAGAGCATTGATCAGGCGCTGGTGAAGGAGATCCAGAAGGAAGTGGTTATGGCCATCGCCCGGTGGGAGCCCCGGGTTGAGGTGGTCAAGGTTGAGGTGTTCCAGGAGACCAACAACCCGACCCAGGTCACTGTGAACGTCACGTTCGTCGCACTGGGCAAGGAAACGGAGACCGGTCCGGTCTTGATCGGAGCGGGCTAGAGATGGCCGTTATCATTCCTCCTGCAGCCAAGAACCTCACGAGGTCGAAGTTCCTCGGCAAGGACTTCGACACCTACGTGCAGGAGATCACGCAGTACATGCAGCTGCAGTTCGATCCCACCACCTTCAACAACTTCTTCGCGTCGGAGCTGGGGGTGATGCTGGTGGAGACGGTGGCGTATGCCCTGTCGCAGGCCAGCTGGTACATCGACCGTCAGGTGGGCGAGAACTTCCTCGAAACGGCCGTTCTCAGGAACAGCGTTGCAAGGTTGTGCCGCCAGATCGGGTTCCGCATGCCGGGGGCCGTGGCCCCGTCGGTCGATCTCGAAGTCAGCTTTGCGGCTCCGCAAGCCTTCAACGTGGAGATCCCCAAGGGTTTCGAGTACCAGTCCTCCAGCGGACTGATCTACCAACAGACGGCCGACCTGATCTTCACGGCCGGTGAAGTTGGTCCGAAGGTCGTCACGGTCATTCAGGGCGAGACCCGCGAGGAATTCTTCGTCTCCGATGGAACCCCTAATCAGATCTTCCAGCTCCGCAACATCCTGTCCGGTGAGTTCATTGCCGAGGGTACTTCGGTGGTGTCCATCGACAACGTCATCTGGGATCCGCAGGACTTCCTCACGTTCGACCAGACCAACCAGTACGAGGTGGAGCTGAACCGGGAGCCGCCCCAGATCAGATTTGGCGACGGATTCGCCGGGAACATCCCGCCTAACGGGGCGGACATCCGGGTGAGCTACGTCACCACCAAGGGCACCGCTGGCAAGGTGCTGGCTGGAGAGATCACGCAGTCTCGTGCTCCGCTGGTCGTGGGTGTGGACGAGATCCCGCTCATCATCAACAACCCGTCGGCTTCCACCGCTGGTGGCGAAGCCATGGCCTTGTCCGAGGCACGGGTGCTCGCTCCGCAGGTGTTCTCCACTGCCAAGCGCCTCGTGACAAAGGAGGACTACGACGCGGTGATCAACGCGTTCGTAGATCCGATCTTCGGCCGGGTGGCCATCGGCGGCGCAAACATCGTCCGCAGCTTCTTGGACGACAACTATTTCGTGCAGGACCTTGAGAATCTCAACACCCTCTGTGGTTATGTGCAGGCCCAGCTGGTGGTCCACTCCACAGCTGCCAATGGAAACGTGACCTACACGGCCAAGCCCGTCGGAGCAGCTGGGAATACCATTCAGGTGGCCCAGCAGAACAACGGCGTCAGCCTGCCGCTGGTGGTGTCTGTGGTTGGGCAGGATATCACGGTCCAACTGGCCACGAACGGGCTTGGTGCGGTGACGTCTACGGCCAACGATGCGGTCACCGCCATTCAAGCCAGTGCGGCGGCCAACGCCCTCGTCAATGTGGTTGCCGAGGGGACTGGAGCCGGGCTGGCGGGGGTGCTAGCCTCCCTGACGGCCTTGTCCGGCGGTGGTGACAACACCGCCGTCCAGAACATCATCAAATTCGACAGCCTGATGCCTCCGGCCACATGGGGAACCCTTCCCCAGCAGTTCGACGAGATCTACTCGGCTGCCTGCAAGGCCAACCTTGTGGAGGTGCAGATTCTGGCGGCGGACTCCTCCGGAAGGTACATTGCCCCTACGGTCGGACTGGCGCAGGCCCTCAAGGCCGAGCTGGAGACCATGAAGGAGTCCACGGTCCAGATTCTGGTCTTCGACGGTTCCCGCAACCTGTTCTCGGTCAACGCCGCAGTGGCGATCAAGGTCATCGACGGGTACGATAGCGTGGTCGTGTCCAACAACGTCAAGCTTGGCGTTGAGGACCATTTGCTGAACAGGAAGTACGGAGAGTCGGTTCGGATCAGCGACGTCTATGCCATCGTGGAGGCCGTCGAGGGTGTAAAGTACAGCCATGTCAGCTTCACGGTGCCGACGGCTCCGACGAAGGTCGATCCGACCACCGGTGATGTCCTGATCGATGAAGACGAGGTCGTAACCTTGGGACAGGTCGTCGTTTCGCTTATTTGATGCCTAATGAGAATTCAGCCGCAGCCGTATGACGTCGACATGGTGCGTTTTTACGCAGAGGGTCGTTCTTCGGACGAGGTTGCTCGGTTGCTTAATAAGTCCCCGAACACTGTGCGTAGCAGGCTGCGGATCTTGGGCAAGACTCGTTCGCGAGGCAGCGTGCGTCGGGATACGCGGCACGTTGAGCTGGATGAGGTTGTGCGCCTTTGGAAAGAGGGGTTGACTTCTCGGGAGATCGGTAAGCGTTTCGGTGTTAGCCACCGCGCAATTATGATGGGCGGAGAAACGCCGTGCATCACATCAACTACGACAAGCAGGATTGCCGCATGTCGAATTTGATTACGCTGTGCGTGTCCTGTAACATCAAGGTGAACAACAACCGGCCGTTCTGGCAGAAGTTTTTCATGTAGAAGACGGCGACGGTCGTAACCTTGGGCACCGTGACGGTGTCCCTGATTTAGGGAGGAGGAACAGAATGGTGTCCATTCCGCAGTTGAGCTGGGCGTACCCCATTGCGTCGTCCGGCTTTCCCACTACTGCACCCATCAATGTCCAGACCGAGCTGACTGGCGCGGTTGAGGACGGTTCGCTGCTCTGGGACGCCGGTGGCGAGGTCACCAATCAGCCCGGCGGTCTGGCCATCGGGATTCTGCCTACGTCCTTCACCAGCACCACCTACGGAACGGTTCCCGTGGCGTCGGCCCAGAACGTGGTGACGGTTCGGTCCAAGGCCGGGGCTCAGGTGGTTCTGGTCGGAGCCTTTACGATCTACCCCACCCGCCTGCTGGTGAAGCGCGACGGGACGATCCGGATCGACTGGGAACTCAACCTCCAGTCCGGGATTACGGCATGAGCGAGATCCGAAAGCTTCTGGCTGAACTGCGGGACGTCGCCACCATGGGACGGAGGGATCCGACCATCGGCGAATTCTTGCAGGCTCACGTTCACGAGGCTTTCACCGTCGCGGCCGACAAAATGGCCCAGATGGGCTACCTTTCGACGGACGAGCGCATTGCACTGTCGTCCGCCGTGGGCGACATGCTTGAGACGTTCCGAACGGCCGCATCCCAGAAGTGCCCGGCCTCCGACAAGGTCATCCTGCATTGGGACGCCACCAACAAGTTGATGGAGAGGTAGAGTGGCGATCAGACTTACGCCCCGTTTGAAGTATCCGTTCCCCGACTTCCTTACGGATCCGTATTTCGACGAGATCACCTCGTTCTTCCTGGGGGTGGACGGGACGAACTGGGCGGTCACGGAGGATCGGAACCTCTTCACCAGCGGCGGCGGTGTTCTGACGCTGGATGGCGTCGCCAACACCCTGACGTGGACGATGCCGATTTACCTCCAGACGTTTTCGGTCGGCATCACGTGGCAGCTGATGCCGACGACGGTGACCATCTTCCCGGGACAGATCCTCTGGGCGGAGGTCGACCGCCGGTCCCTGGAGGTGAACCCGGCCACGACCCGCACGGTATCCCCGACGGTCACCAACATCCTGCTGAACTCCGACCCTCAGAAGCTGCAGGACAAGATCGTTCTTGGATTCCGCCGGGGGAACTCCTTCTACTGGCGCACCGGCTGCGTGATCACCGACGGCTCCCCGTCCACCTGCCTTGAGGATGGGTGCTGTGGCTCCAGCGCCTTGGCAGACCTGATGGTCTACAACGAGACTCCGACCGAGGTGCCGGACGGGGTCGTCATCAACTTCACGACCGTCGAGGCCTACGAGACCGGCACGCTCCGGGTCTACCTCGACGGCATGCGGATGCAGAAAGGCGTCGACTGGATCGAGATCAACCCGACCACGTACCAGTTCACGACCGCCCCGTCGGTCGGGATGGTCATCGTGGTGGACTACATCAAGGACGAGGCTGGTCCGTCCTTCGCCAACCAATTCGTCTACAACGAGGTTCCGACCGGGGTAATTGACGGCGTCAACGCCAACTTCACGACGGCTTTCGATTACATCGGCAACAAAATCGAGGTATATCTGGATGGGCTGCGGATGCAGCGCGGCGTGGACTGGGTGGAGACCGGCGCGGACTCCATGCAGTTCACGACGCCCCCGGCGATTGGTCAGATTCTGGTGGTGGACTACCTGAAGCTGACCCCGTAGGAGAGGTGGGGAATGCCTAGAAACACATTCATTCTGGGCCAGCACGACATCAAGGACGGTACGTTTACCGATCCTAAGCTGGACCCGGCATCGCAGCTGTACGCCCTGCTCAACAAGCGGGTCGAGGACACCTTCGGCATCTACGCCAAGACGGTCAGCGGCGGCAGCGTAAGGTTGGATACCGAGCTGGCGGCGGAGACCCAGTCTGCAGCCTTGGGCATCACCGGCATCGTGATCGGCCCGGATGCTCCGGAGCGGCACAACATCTTCGAGGCGGGGACGGACAAGGCCATCGACGGCGGGTCTTCCACTCACGTTTGCGGGGTTTTGTCGTTCACGGCCTCCCAGCCGGGCTACGCCTTGTCCTGCACCAACGCGGTGGCCACCATCCCGTACATCGGCTCCTCGGCGGCTATCGCTGCCGGGGATACCCTCCAGATCTACTCCGGGCCCACCCTGATCCAGACGGTTACGGTGCTCACCAACGTTGTGGGTACTCCCACCAGCGGCACCCTGACGGTCAGTGCTCCGTTCGTGGCGGCTACCGGGGCCTACTCCGGCATCCGCATGCCCCGTTGGACTCTGGACTTTCAGGTCGCCGAGACCGGCGGAGCGTACTCCTTCGGAGCCCCTACGTCCGTCGACATCAGCTTGCGCAAGCGCCTGCAGCTGCACGAGCACAGCGGCAAGTTCCTTGTCCACACCCCGCCGCTCTCCGGTACGCAGGGCGAAGTCGGTGGAAGTAGCGCAGTAGACATCGCGGCCCGCACGGAGATCGACCGGATCCGGGCGTGGATCATCGATGCGGGCGGTCTTCCCACCGGCATCGACAACTGGTGCGTCTGCGTCCACAAGCACCTTGAGGAGATCTTTGTCACGACGGTGCCGGGGATTACGCACCTCAAGCTGACCGGTGTTCACCTGCAGGAGACGGAGTATCTGGCCGATCCAGGGTCGGTCGAAGGCACCACGGAGTATGCCGAGATCAACGTCTTCCGCAACGGCATGGAGCAAAAGATCGTCGAGGACTACACGTGGACCTTCCAGAAGGACCTCGTGACGTTCACTCCTCCGTCCGTGGCGGGCGAGATCTTCGTGGTCAAGGCCGTGGTCAAGTGCCCGGACCTTCTGTCGTTCATTCCGAACTACTTCGGCCTCGGTCCTCTTCCCACGCGTCAGCCCAACCATCCGCCGCTCACCCCCACGTATGTCGGGCAGTTCGTGTCCGGTGTTCCTCTCCTCATCGGTTCGCCGGTGGTGGCCGGGACCGTGGTGGACGTGCAGGCCATCGTTTCCGATCCGGACTACACCGGGGACTGCATCAGCGGCGTTCAGCTGCAGGCGGAGGTGGTCATCTCCCCGCCGGTTTGGACCGGGATTCCGCAGTGGCAGGGCGATCACGTCATTCCCGGTGAGGTGGCCACTGTGTCCATCGACACGAGCGGCTTCCCGCTGGGGACGTACAACTACCAGATCAGGGCGCGGGATGCGAACAATGCCTCCAGCGCCTTTGACACCCCGATCCTCGGGGCCTTTATCGTGGTGTAGGAGGACAAGTGCCCGCGATTGGCTTCGGAACCGTCGCCTTCTCGACCGGTCAGTTCGGTATCGCCGACTGGGCGGAGGAGGAGCTTTGGAAGACCATTCCGCTCATCTACCGTGAGCTGGACAAGTCCGACCAGAACGACTTCCTCCGGAAGACGGTCAACGGGTACAAGCCGCCGTTCAACGAGCTGCGTCGGTATGCCGACAGAATCCCCAAGCAGTCGGATCCCCGGGAATGTGATCTGGGGATGCTCAACCTTCTTGGAGCGAACTTCTTCGTCAAGCCGGACGACTTCAAGCCGGACCTGTTCCGCCGGTCGGCGGTCATCCACATCGTCCAGCAGCTCCTCCTGAAGGGCACCGACAAGGGCTATAAGGTTCTGGCCGCCACCGAAGGGTACCTGATCACCATCGAGCGGCTGAACGAGACCTCCTGTGAATCCGGGGTCCTGACCACGGATCCGCCGTTCTTCATCCCCGACTTCGACGCCGTTCCTGCTGACTTCTACGGCTACGAGGTGAACGAGCCCCTGACCACCGGCGACGGGTTCGCCGGGCCGTTCATGGGCAACCTTCGGAAGCAGGGAATCCTGCCCTCTTCCGTGGTCATCACCACCGAGACGTCCGGGATGACGGTCACTGACGATGGGGCCGGAAACCTGACCGGAAACGTCAACCTTGGGTTCGACCGGACCATCGACTACGAGACAGGCGCGTTCATCTTCACGTTCTCCGGTCCCACGGTGGCCGGGGAGCGGATCACGGTCAACTACACGTGGACCGTGCAGACGGACATCTCGTGGGAGGACGAGTTCGGCCTCTGGGACCGGAGGGAGACGTACAGGCCGGTGGCCGGGACCACGAGCCTGACGCTGGTCAACGACGACATCCGGTACGTCCACGTCTTCAAAAACGGATTGCCGCTTCTGCAAGGGGACGCCCCCGAAGGCGGCTTTCAGTTCGACGGTGTGGACACGATCACCCTGACGGATGCTTCTGTGGCCGGAGATGAGTACCAGGTACAAATCATCGACGGCTTCAAGATGAACAACGCCTTGGATCCAAACCCGAGGTGTCGCAGTCACAGTCTGAAGGGTACAATCGTGCTCGGGCCGCCCATGGGATGGGTGACCCCGCTGTCGACGCTGGTGGACCGGCTGCAGAACAAGGTCAAGCCGATCCACGTGACGTTCGAGGAGCTGGTCTACATCGTCCAGTTCCCGACCATCAACGCGTCGCCCAGCGTGAGCCTGCAGAACGTCAAGACGTGCAACATGGTGGTCGAGGAAGAGCACCTGTTCGATATCAGCGCGGCCGATATCGAGCCGACGGACACTGGCCTGACGGTTGACCTGGAATAGGGGACGAGATGCCTACGAACGAAGTGCGGGCGGTACTGACCCAGCGCGGCGCGACCGCTCTGGCCCAGATCCAGATGGGGCAGATCACCACGACCGGCCTGTCCCATTTCCGGATCGGGGAGGGTGGCTACGTGCTGTCGGGGTCTACGTACTTTCCCAAGGAGCCGACCAACGTCCAGACGGTTTTGGACTCGGATGATCCTGCCCTGATCCCGGTCATCACTGCGCAGATCGGGCACACCCCGTATGTCTTCCAGAAGGCACTCACGCCAGACGACTTCACGCTGGAGTCGGTGGTCGTGGCTCGAACGGACGCCCTCGTGGATTTCGCAGAGGCCAACGACAACGGGATCGGGGGAGCCCCAAAGTTCTTCGAGATCGGGCTCTACCTCAACAATTCCGTGCCCAGCACGGAAGTGGCTCAGGGGGACGGACTTCTGTCCTCGTTCTCGTTCACGCTCCCTGCACTTCCCGTGACTCCCGGGTCGTTCTCGGTTTCGGCGTCTCTTCCGGTCCCCCAGACCGCCGTGGATGACGGCTTGGGTGCCCTGATCCCGGGAACGGCGGGTGTTGGTGGAACCATCGATTACCAGACCGGGGCCGTGACGGTGGCCTTCTCCGCAGCTCCGGTGCCGGGGAACCCCATCGTGGTGACCTACTCGTCCAGTCCGCTCTTCATGTACGGGACGTTCCCCGAGGAGACCAAGACGCCCCTCATCCAGATCCTCAAGATTTCGAGGATCGCCTACTAATGGCCGGTTTCTACAGTCCGTCCAGAAGCCTTGGGCAGGCGAAGATAATTTCGACCAGCCCTCAGAAGCCGGTCAGCGGACCGCAGAGCGGCCCCGGGACCAGCACGTCCCGTCAGGTCTTCCTGTTCCAGTTCTGGCCTGAGAGCCTTTCGGACTCCAAGACCGTGGAGTACTCCACCAAGGCTGTTCCGGGAGGATCCCATCCGCTCTACCAGTGGGTCCGTGGCGGCGAACGCATTCTTTCGTTTACGGCCATGTTCTCCCGCGATCTGAACCTCACGCAGCAATTCACCACCTTGAATACCCGTGGGCAGAACGTCACGCCTCCGGTAGCCAAGGACAAGTACAACGTGGACATCAATGCGGCCGTTTGGGCGCTTCGCCGGTTCCTGTACCCCAGCTATGGCGGCAGCGACCTGAAATCCTTCCCGCCGGAGGTGATCCAGCTTCAGTTGGACAACACTGCAATCGGCGGGTACGACACCGAAGGGCCGGTCGACATCATGAACTGCTTCATGACCCGTTGCGATGTGCAGGTCCAGTCGTGGTTCCCCGACGGTGTTCCACGTTTTGCCACGGTGGATCTGGAGTTCCACGAGACGGTCCAGTCCGATCCGCGAGAGCCTGCCGATATCCGGTACGTCGACAGAATGAAGTTTGCAGAAGCGTGGAACAGGTATATTGAGCGGCAGGGCGAGATCGCCCGCGCACCTACCTACGGACCTAACGGAGGCAGATAGTGGCGACACTTGCGACGGCGGTCCTTCCGGCTACGGACTCCCAGATGGCGTTTCACACGCCCTTCGTGAGCCAGTCCGTCAACCGGAAGTCGACGGCCATCATCCCCACTGGGATTTACCGTGGGTTCAACGCCACGGCACTGGGGTTCACGGTGACCATTGAGCCGGATCCGACCACGTTGGACTCGGTCGCTGTTTGCCGGACGATCAACGCATCCTTGGTCGAGAACCATTACAACGTCACCATCCGGCACGAGGGGCCCATTGTCATCGACTACAGCGGCGTTTCCAGCTATCCCAATACCATCGTGCTGGAGGCTCGGTACGATCTGACCGGCACGGCCCCGGTCGAGGGCCTGACCGAGGTGCGGGTCAAGGTTGTGGATCCCGGTGACGTGATGCCGTACCACGTGGTGCTGGCCACCGTCACCGGACCGCCTCCTATCGTTGACGTGTCCGTGGCCGATACGACCGGCGGTCCGGTGGTGGTTCCAAATCAGATCAGCTCGCTCGGATTTTCTGGCACTATCGAGACGCTTCGTAAGACGGACGGCGCTGCTTATACTGGTTCGGGCACATATGTGCCGATTCCTGGAACGTCTATATCTTTTACCCAGACCGCCACAGGACCCGCTATTTTTTGGGTGAGCTGTACCCTTGCTCCCGTAGCTATCGTCAACACGGCCCTGGGAATCAGAATTGACGGTGTCACGGACCTGCTCCTTCACGGCACTCTGATACACACGTTTGCTGGTGGCGTAGCCGTGTTTGAGTACGGTACCGCTGGTATGACCTTTGTGGCGTCGCTCCCTTCCGGGCCGCATACTGCAGAAGTGATTTTTGCCAGAAACGACGTGTTTGGAGCTGGCGTTTTCGCCAGCCCGAGTAATCCTTTTAATTTTTCCATTCTCCATACGTAGGGTGCTATGAAACAGGTCCAAGTCAACGGCAAGCTGGTTTTTGACCCGGTCAGCTTGCAGACGGTTTTGACCAATGCCAAATTCTCGGTTATTGGCGTGACATCGCAGCAGGGGAATACGCCCTTCGTCATCGTCTACCTGCAGGATTCCGAGACCAAGGATCCAAGGCCCACGGTTCTCAGCTACCAGGATCCGCCCACGCTGGTGGCAGCGGCTGCGCCCGCCGTGCCGCCGGACGGCGTTTCCAAGGTTTCCGTCGTGATCCAGAAGGAGAATCAAGCAGGGCAGCCCGTGCCTGGCGACGAGCAGCTGCAGGTGCTTCCGTCCCAGTTGATTGGGATTTGGCCGATGCCGGTCGTGCTGAAGGACGGGAAGGCCGATATTAAAGTGGGTCCGTCTACGCTTCCGGGGTCTGTTACGCTGAGGATACAGGACGTTGCAAAAGTCATGCGACCGGCAGTGGTAACGGTCAGCTTTGCGTAGGAACTCAGAGATGAAGACCATCACGCTCAACAGGAACATTGCGGATCCCCTGCGCTTCATGAAGCTTCTTCGTGATCGCGGGGTTCAGGCGCTCGGTGTGGCCAACCCGAACAAGGCCGGGGTGACCACGATCCAGCTGTCGGACAACCAGAACGAGGAGACGGCCAAGGCCGTGGCCCAGTCGTTGGATTGCGGCAAGATCGTGCTGGACTGCGAATCGCCTCGTGGCCTGATGGGCTGCCGGGCGGTCAAGGCCGACGGCGTGGCCAAGCATCGCCTCGTGATCCGCAAGGTCAAGGAGTCCGGCACACCCTGCGGCGCTCCTGTTAGTCTTTCCGTTGTTCCGACGGCTTCTGTTCCGCTGTCCGCCGTCACCGTCAGCACGGTGAACGGTACGGCAACGGTGGATGTCGGACCGATGTCCACTCCGCTTATGCTCATGGTCCACGTGGTGGATCGTGACGGCAATCTTGAAAAGCGCGGCATGGAACTGAGCTTCGAGCCGTAGACGAGGGACTGATGGCCACTTTCCTGACCAATCCGCTTCCTGCATCGGATGCCAAGATCCGGTTCATGGAGCCGTACGTCTCCAACGGCCTCAACCGGCGGACGGTGGGGGTTATCCCGACCGGCGTCTACCGTGGGTATGACGTGTCGGCCGTAGGAACGACCGTCACGATTTCCGCCGACTTGGCCACCATGGACTCTGTGGCGGTCTGTGAGACGCTGGATGAGGCTTTGGTGGCCAACCAGTTCCAGCTCACGGTGCGACACGAGGGCGACATCGTTCTGGACTTCTCCGGGCTCGCCCCGGCGGACTACCCCAACGCCATCGTCCTTGAAACCATCTACGACATCACCGGGACCAGCCCGCTGACCGGGGTGACCACGGTGGCGATCAAGGTTATAGAGCTGGCGGATGTCAAGCCGGAGCATGTGGTTCTGGCTCATACGACGTTGGTGGGGCCCAACGTCATCGTGGACGATTCGTTCCGCGAGGACAACGGCGGCGAGGTGCTGACTCCTGCCAGCCTTGCCAGCACGGTGGACGTCTACAAGGTCGACACCATGTTCGTCAATCCGGCGGCCGGGTTCACCGGGGCTTTCACCAACATCGCCGGGGCTGTCCTGAACTTCAACACGACCGAGACCGGCATCGTTATGGCCACCGGCAACGCCATCATCACCACCGCTTTCGACGGGGCCGGAGAACTCCGGTTCATGCTGGACGGCGTGACGGCCGGGACCACGACCTTGCGTGTTGGCGGCTCTGCGGCCGTCGATGACGGATCCGGACAGCTTCTGGCGAACGCTGGTGGTACGTGGACGGACGTCTTCTCCGGCGTTGCTCCGGGAGCCCACACGCTTCAGGTACAAGGCGGGGGTAGTACGTTCGCGGCGGTTTACAACGTTCGGATCACGGCCCAGCACAAGTAGGAAGCAGCTTGAGCACTGACTGGCCGGGCACAGTCCCGGTGATCATCCCGACGTACTGGGGCGGCGCGAAGCTCGCTCGTTGCCTTCGTACGTTCCGGGAGCACCATCCAAATCACAAGCAGTGGGAGCTGGTCGTTGTTCTGGACGGTGGTCCGGATTGGGTCGGCACGGCCCAAATTGCGAAGGACTACGGGGCGAGGTTCATCGGCCTGAACAACAACGGAGGCTTTGCCAAGGCCGTCAATGCGGGCCTTCAGACAACTGCACAATGTGCAGTCAAGGTCCTCCTGAACGACGACGCCTACTTCGAGACCGGGGCCTGCAGTCGTCTGGTCGAGGCTTTTGTAGACCTCGACGTTTGGGTGGCTGGGATCCGCCTTTTGTACCCGGATAGGACCATCCAACATGGCGGCGTAGGTCAAGACTTTAGGCACAGGTACGTAGGACTGCCCGCTGATTATCCTGAAGCTTGTCAGGACCGGGACGAGTTCTCGGTGACGGGCGCGGTCATGGCCATCTCGGGGGAGTTCCTGCGCCGGATCGGCGGTCTGGACGAAACCTTCGGCATGGCTTGGGAAGACGCCGATTTGTGCATGCAGGCCAAGCAGGCTGGAAAGAAGGTTCGGTACGTGGGGTCTGCATGGGCTTTCCACGAAGAGGGCGGTACCCGGGGACGCGACACCTCCGAGAAGCTGGCCCGCAACAGGGTCTGGCTTCGTAGGGAGTTGTCGGCCGGTCGTCGATTTGAGGCCAAGTGGCCGAACGCCCGGTCGGGCTGATAGGAGCTTTAATGGATGTTGCTGAGCGCGTCAACAAAGCGGTGGCTACTGCTGAGCAGGTTACCGGATGGATGAACCCGACCGAACTGCGCTGGTTGGCTACCCAAGCTTCGACCAGAAAACTCGTGGTTGAGGTGGGGTCTTGGCAGGGACGCTCTACCAAGGCGCTGGCCATTGCGACTCCGGGCGTCGTGTTTTCGGTAGACCACTGGTTGGCCACGCCTCCCCCTTCCGAGATCAGCAAAACCAAGGGCGATTGGAAGGTTGTCAAGAAGACAGGCTCCCAGCACGTGATGGACATCTTCCTGAAGAATCTCGGCCCCGAGATTGTTGCAGGGAAGTGCGTGCCTCTGAACGCGCCGTCCGTTGACGGGTCTGCCCGGCTGAAGACCATGCTCGGTGACCAGAAGATCGACATGGTGTTTATCGACGCCGATCACGAGTACAACATGGTCAAGCAGGACATCCAGATCTGGAGGAGCTTGCTGGCTCCGAACGGCCTGTTGTGCGGGCACGACTACCACGAGGACTGGCCCGGTGTTTTGAAGGCTGTCAGGGAACTTGTTCCCAACCACGGTTATTTGGACGGCACGATGATCTGGTACGCTAAATAATGCGGGTCGCGGCTAGAAGTCACGGAAGAGCCGGAAACGACATGTTTAGGTACGCGTTTCTTCGACTGTTTGCTGAACAGCGCGGAATTGCGTGGGATTATTTTGACGTGAGGGGCTACCTCAAAGAGATTTTCCCGGCACTGTTGCTGGGCAGTGGGCCTTCTCCTAAAGTATCTGATTGGTATTTTATTAAGCGCTCTTCTGAAGCGGCGCAGCTGCTGGAGGCGGGGATTTGGGCATGGACTGGGTTTTTCCAGGATGATTTCGCTTTGGACCTGCTTCACTCTAAGCGGGACCGTGTACTGTCTTGGTACACTCAGCCGGTGGCGGAACGCGCAAGGGCAAAATCTTTTTGGAGCGCTCGTAAAGGAGCTTGTTGCGTCAATGTGCGCGGCGGGGACTTTTTGCCTCGCGGCGCTGGCATGGGCTCAGAGTGGTACGTGAGGGCTGTCGATGCTGCCAGGGCGGAGCTTGGGAGTTCGGTGGCCTTCGAGGCTGTAACAGACGATCCGGCTTACGCTAGAAAGGTCCTTGGTCCCGACGTACGGATTCATCACGAATCGGCCGCAGCTGATTTTGCCATGCTGACGGAGGCCCCGGCTCTTATACAAAGTAATTCCACGTTTTGCTGGTGGGCGTCCTACCTAAACAGTTCCAGGTTGATTTTGAGCCCGACAGGGCGTGGAAAATCGTGGGGACCGTGGCAGTGGTCTGTCCGGAATATCGGCTGGAGACTGATCGCGTGAAGATCTCTTTTTGTACTACCTGCATGGGAAGATCCCACCATTTGAAGGAGACCCTTCCTCAGAACATTTCCGACAATGCGGACTATCCCAACGTGGAGTTCGTGGTGCTGGACTACAATTCAAAGGACGGGCTCGACGATTGGATGTGCGGTTTTCTGAAAGCTAACCCCGTTGCTAATCAAGTGGCTTACTATCGCGAACGGTCCGCCAAGTTCTTCGACCCGCGAAACGCGAAAAACGCGGCCCATCTACTTGCCTCTGGTGATGTAGTGGTGAATATTGACGCCGATAACTTCACGGGGCCTGGATACGCCTCCGCCTTGGCGGCCGTGTTCGCGACCACCGACAAGCTGTTCGTAACCGCCAAAACTGCAATAAGGAGCATGTGCGGAAAGATCGCCTTTCGCAAAGAGGATTTTATAGCGCTTCGGGGGTACGATGAGATTTTTCGCGGCTGGGGTTGGGAAGACCCTGATCTGACACAACGTGCGGTCGCCGCTGGCTTTCGCGAGATCAAGATGCAATGCGTTGGAGCGCGTGTTATCGATCATTCCAACGAGGAGCGCACGATCAATCTAGAGGATAAAACCCCCGTAGAATCGTCATCTCGATTTAATCGCAGAAGGACGACCTCCAGAGTACCGGGCAGTATCGTAAATCCAAGAGGTTTCGGCCGAATTTCAGTTTATGTCGGCTTTTCAGATGTAGTTCGTAGCGCTGGGTCTGCTTAATGAGCTATACCGTCGTTGATCTTGGCTCCAAGAAGTGCGGCGCTCTTGACGAGTTTCGCAAGAAGCACAAGCAGACGTTTGGCGGTTTTGCTGATCTCTCCCCGGATAAGTTCTTGGCTGTGGACCGGAACGATTCTTGTGCCGAAGAGGCGTCCAAACGTGGCTACGGTTTTCTGAAGGGTGATGTCCTAGCTCCCAAATTTGAGTGGCCGAAGGCCGAGTACTATCTGGCGTGGGACTTTCTTGAGCACATGCCGTCCACAAAGGATTCAGACTTTGTGCTGCGAAGGATGGTAGAAAGCGCTACGCGTGGCGTGTGGCTTAGAATGCCGTCCTTTGAGGAAGACGCCCTCAGCAGGCTGGACTGCATGGGTCTACGGTTTACGTGGACCAAATGGAAGGCCCATAAGTCCGCCTATACCACTGCCATGGCAATCCCCGTAATCGAAGGAGTGCCCGGTTGGCGGGTTGTTAAACGACGCGACAGTACACGGTTTGTATCCACCATGGACGAACGCATCGTTCCCAAAGGCGCACCGGCCGACGTCATCAAGTACGATCCGTCCATGGGGCCTAAACCGAGTTCTGTGTTTAACCCGCCTATCGCTGCAGCTATCGACATTGTTGGCGTACTTACCCGGGTGGCTATTCCTATCGAAACATGGCAGCAGACGTACTCAAGGATCTTGTCGTTGCTGGCTTCTGGTAAGCCGTTCCGCTTCAACAGATTTGGGGATGGTGAGTGGCAGGCCATGCTTGCCTTTGATCCTGAATGGGCCGGACGTTTTCCAAAGACGAAAATGGTCTCGTGCGGCCTGCATGGAACTAACGCCAATCTGGCCGAGGCGCTCAAGGAGACCCTCCTGTCCAGAACGCCGGGCTTTTTCGGGTTCCAGCCACTGGCCGCCCGGGTTATGGGGGATGCAATCTTGGAGTGGCTTACCAGAAACGGCGTGTCGGAATCTCCGTGGCTCAACTCTGATGTTTTTCATTACGCCAGTGTTGATGGGCGGTTGAAGGAGTTTGTCACGTGCGTGAGGTCTCGACCTTCTGTGCTGGTGGGCCCTGCACACATCGCGCCGGTCAAAATCATCCTTAACACCACAAGCCACGTGATGGTTCCTGATACTGATTGCTGGTCTTCTGTGGATCTAATTCAGCGGCAAACTTCTGAGGCGCTACGTGCTGCTGGTCATGGTGCTATCGCGCTTGTTTCGGCTGGCCCTACGGCGAAGGTGCTGATCCACAGGCTTAGTAAATTGCATGGCGACTGCTCGTTCATCGATACCGGGGCTGTCTGGGATGTCTATGTAGGACGTAAGACGCGTAGTTATCATCAGAACGTGAACACCGGGCAGCTCGGATGATCTACTACAGCATTCCGTGGGACAGCTCGATGAACATCGGGCGGTACTACAACCAGTTCATGTCCTCGCTTCCTGACGACGGGGTCGCCTGCTTCATTGATGGAGATGCCACATTTACGACGGTTAACTTTGGGAAGCAGCTGGAGGCGGTGCTGGAGGCCAACCCTCAGTGCGGCTTGTTCGTCGGGCTCACCAATCGGGTGGGGTGTACGTGGCAAATCGCTGACGGTGTTGATATCGAATCCAATGACCTCGCGTATCATCGGGAGGTCGGTGCTAGGCTCTCCCAAGAGCACTGGGCCACGTGCGTACCTGTTCCGAACGACCCGACCAAGCTCCTGAGCGGGGTCCTCATCCTGCTTCGGAAGTCCTTGTGGTCCAAGGTTGGCGGGTTCCCCGAACAAGGGATGCTGGGGGTGGACAACGAGCTGCACCGCCGTGTGACCAAGCTTGGGGAGCCGATCCTCCTGATGAAGGGGGTATACGTCTACCACTGGTATCGCGGCGGCAACAAGGACGAGAAGTCCCACTTGAAGCGTACCAGAAAGGCGGTCTACACCGCCATCACCGGAAAGTATGACGTGCTTCGGGATCCGTCCGTGGTCACGGCCGGGTGGGACTACGTGTGCTTTACCGACGACCCGTCTTTGAAATCGGACATCTGGACGATAGCTCCGATCCAAGTCGGATCGTTCGACGTGGTCAAGGCGGCCCGCAGGCGGAAGATCCTGTCCAACGAGTACTTGATAGGCCGAGATTTGACCGTCTGGGTGGACGGGAAGCTCAAGATCGAGTGCAACATGGACGAGTTCGTGGCCCGATTCCACGGACCGGGTCCGATCACCATGCTAACCCACCCGGACCGGGACTGCATCTACGACGAGGCGGAGGCGTGCAAGCGGCTTCGCAAGGACGACCCTCGTACCGTCGACTCCCACATGAGCAGAATCCGTCTCGCGGGCATGCCAAAGAAGTCCGGCATGGTCGATACCTGCATCATCATCCGTACCCAGACACCCACCATCAAGAAGCTTGAGCAGGAGTGGTGGCGGATGGTGGAGTCCGGAAGCCGCCGAGATCAACTCAGCTTCAACTTCGTTTCGTGGCGGAGTCGTACGTCCTACAAGTCCGTCCCGTACAATGACGTTGTCGGACCGTTGTTCACCAAGTTCAAGCACGAGAAGGAGCCGCCGCCGGTGACGGAACCTGTGCGCAAGCCTGTGAACGTCCCCGAGCCGTCTCACGAGATGGTGCGCAGCGCCGCAGCTGTGGCCGCGATGGCCAAGGACGCCCCAATCACGTACGAGGCTGTTCAGAAGCATGTCAGGGCCAAGCACCGGGCCGCCACCAACGTTGACCGAGTCGTCTGGGCGCACAGCGACTTCAACTACGGGAATTCTTTGTCCCACGTCAGCCGGGAAACCGTCCGCTGGCTCGTCATGAACGGTGTTCCGGCCAAGGCGTGGTCGTGGAGCAGCAAGCTTCAGGATTCTCCTGATATCCCTGTGGCCGACCGGCGTGCCTTGAAGACGGCGGCCGTTATCGTCATGGACAGGATCCGGATGCCCCAGCCGGTGTGGGATTCCCTGAAGGCCGAGGTCCCGTTCATTGCCGCGTACTACATGTGCGAGGGGACCAAGATCAAGGACACGGACGTGGCCCGGCTTGAGCGCTACGACGCCGTCTTCACCCCGACCCAGTTCTGCTACCGGGCGCTGGTCGAATCCGGCCTCAAGACGCCGGTCCACGTCTGGGGTCACGGGATGGACCCCGAGGTATTCCCGTATGCGGAGCCCAAGCCGAACAGGCCGTTCACGTACCTGTGGTATGGAGACGAGAACCGGCGGAAAGGTTACGACCTGTTCCTGAAGGCGTTCTGCGAACTCAAGGTTCCGAACGTCCGGGCGTGGGTTCGCGGGCCCGGGACTGGCTTCTTGTCGCGCCTTACCGACAGCTACCGGCACCGGAAGGACATCGTGTTCGACACCCGGGTCACACCGCCCGTCCAGCTCAAGGAGCTTATGTCCGAGGTGGACGTCGTGGTAGGCCCGCATCGCGGGGAGGGCTTCGGCCTTTGCACCATGGAGGCCATGGCCTGCGGACGCCCGGCCATCATGACCCGCTGGTCCGGCCCGCTGGACTACGGCGGCGGGGACGACATCACCTACTGGGTGGACACGGACGGCTACGAGCCTGCCCAGTTCGACGTCGGGGTGCAGGCACGGCCGGACTTCAAGAAACTTGTGCAGCTCATGTCCAAGGCCGCTTTGGAGCCTGAAGAAGTCCGCCGCCGTGGTATACTCGCCAGCAAGCACATCCACGAGAATTGGAGATGGG